GATGTCGTCTTTCTGGCGACCACGAACGCCGCGATCCGCACGGCGATCGGCGCGGTGCATGACGGCATGCTCAATGCGGGCCAGCTCTCGGGCTTCCGCAACCGCGTCATCAACGGCGACATGGGCATCGACCAGCGCAACGCGGGCGCGGCGCTTAATCTGACGACGTCATTCGCCTACAATGTCGATCGGTGGGCCGCGATGCTGTCGACCGCGTCGACGGGCACATTGACGGCTCAACGCACCGCGACGGCGTTTTCGACCGAGGCGCGCTACTGCATTCGCCTCGCACGTTCCGCCGGCTCCTATGCTGGCAACATGAGCCTCGTGCAGGCGATCGAGACCGCGAATTGCATCGATCTCGCCGGGAAAAAGGTCATCCTCTCATTCAAGGCGCGAAAAGGCAGCGCGTTTACGGCGGGCCTGACCGCCGCAATCGTGACCGGAACGGGGACCGATCAGGGCGCGGCAGGTATTGTCGCGGGATCATGGACGGGATGGGCGAACGCGGGTTCCGTCACGCCGACACTGACGACATCGTTTCAGACTTTTTCGGTTTCCGCCACGCTCGGCGCGTCGGTCTCCGAAGTCGGCATTCTTCTTCAGACCGGCTCCTTCACCGGCACCGGCGGTGCGAACGACTATCTCGACATCACCGACGTGCAGATCGAGGTGTGCGACGCGACGCTGCCGCAGTCGACGCCGTTCGAGCGGCGGCCCCTCAATCTCGAACAAGTCTTGTGCGAGCGCTATTATGAGCGCGTCGGCGGCGGAGACTCGCTTCAGATGTTCGCGATGGCGCAGGCCATTTCGACGACGCAGTGTCGCGGCCCCGTGCCGTTCCGGGTCAAGAAGCGAAGCACGCCTACGGTCACGGCGGTCGGCACCGTCAGCAATTGGGCGGCAGACGCAGCCGGCGGCACGCAAATAGCGCTGACCGTCGCTACGCCCACGCGGATTTCAACCGATGCATTTGAGTTTGTCGCGACCGTAGCAAGCGGACTCGTCGCCGGAAATGCGTCAGCCATTCGCGCCAACTCATCGACGGCGGTCTATTGGACCGCGGACGCGGAGCTTTGACCATGTCCGACCTCACCCACGCATGGGCCGACGCGGCGCACACGACGGTTCGCCGCAGCGACGGCGCCTGCATCCCCGCCGATCCGAGGAACAGCGACTTCGCCGCGCTCGACCTGGCGACCGTCGCGGCCTATGTCGCCCCGCCGCCGGAGCCGGTCTCGGTCACGCCGTGGCAGGCGCGCGAGGCGCTGCGTCTCGCCGGCAAGCTCGCCGCCGTCGAAGCCGCCGTCGAAGGGCTCGGCGTCACGCATCCGGCCTACATCGCCTGGCACTACGCCGAGCGGATCCGCCGCGACTCGCCGCTGATCGCTTCGCTGCAGGGCGCGCTCGGCCTTTCCGACGCCGACCTCGACGCGCTGTTTGCAACCGCGCGCACGCGCTCGCTCTGATCGCGCCTCAATCCGCGCCAGCCAATCCCGGCTGATCCTTCGGGCGTGACCATCTTCATCGCCCTCATCGCCATCGCCGTGCTCGCCGCGGCCCCCGCCATTGTCGGCGTCATCGTCGGCGCGGCCTACGCTTCCGACCAGGAGCGCGCGCTTGGCGTGGAGGCGACGCTGCAGGCGGCGCGCGACCGCATCAATGCCGCGATCGCCGCGAACGACTACGTGCAGCCCGCCGACCAGGCGCTCGTGAACCAGATACTTCGGGACTCCGAGGCCCGCCTCGACACCTGCGTGCGCAACGGCGTTGTCGGGGCCTACGCCTATGTGTGGGAGACCATCCGCCAGATCTGGCGGCTCATTCAGGGCCCTGAGATCGACAAGGCGTGGCCGCTCGCCGTGGCGTGGGGCGGCGGGTTCTACGGCGCGTTCGGCGCGGAGTTCGGATGGGCCGAGCCCAGGCCCGGCCATGTGCTGCTGCTGCTGACGGCGGCGCTTGTGTTCATCGCGGCGCGGCCGCGGCGCGAGGCGCCGCCGGCGAAGAAGGCGCGCGCGTGAGCGAGGAGCCCAAGGTCACGCATCTGCGCGAGGCGCCGCGTCCGGCTCAACCGGAGAGCGTGGTCCCTGACATCCCGGCGATCCTCGCCTTCCTGTTGCGCGAGGCCGAGGCCGGACGCCTCCACGCCATCGCGATCTCCGCCATTCGCGACAATGAGGACGGCATCAGCATTTCGAGCACCATGTTCGCAGGCGTTGGCGAGTCGCCCGTCATTCTCGATCGTCTGATCGGTTCGGTCGCAACCCTGCAGCATCGTCTCGTCGTCCAGCAGCTCGACGCGTTTGCGGTGTCGCCGGCGGACGCGCCGCGTTCCCCGGCATGATCTTCCGCTTCGACTGGCGCGCCTGGGGGCTCGTCGCGATCGCCGCCGCCATCTGTCTCGCCTGGTTCGTGCTCGAGGAGCTGAAGCGCGCATGAAGAAGATCGCCGCCTTCGTCGCCGGCTTGCCGACCGCGCTCTGGCTTGGCGCGGCCTGTGTCGCCGTGCTCGCCTTCGCCGTGTGGCGGATCTTCGACGCCGGCGGCGATCACGTCCGCGCCGAGGTGAAGGAACAGACCGCCGAGGCCCGCGATGTCACGACCCGCACCGCCGGCGAGATGCAGCGCGATCTCGACGGCGCGACGGCGCGCATCGGCGAGGCGCTCGCGCACGACCAGGTTGAAACCGTGCGCATCGTGGAGCGCACCCGCGTGGAGATCCGCGATGCCGCGGTTAACGAACCCGACGCTTTGCCTCGCCTCACTGCTTGGCGCGATCGCGCTCAGCGGCTGCGCGACGACCTCTGTGTTGTCGATCCCGCCGGCGCTGACGGCGCGCCAGCCCGCCAGTGTGCGCGAGCGGTGCACGGGCCCGGCGCTTCCTGACGATGGTGCGCTGGCCGCCCTGGCGGCTCGCACGGCGTCGGAGCGCGAGGCCGAGTTCTGGATGCCGCGCGAGGCCGAATGGACCGGGGCGCTCGCCGAGTGCGACGGCAAGCGCGCCGCCGCGGTCGATGTCTCCGACGCGCAGAACGCCGCCGCCGAGGCGCTCGTGAAGAAGCTCGAGGCGCGCCGGCTCAGGGGGAGGATTGCATGGTGACCTTCGCCATCGTCGTCGGCGGCCTCGGGGTCGTGATGTTCGTGATCGGCTCGCTGCCGGAGCGGCGGCGTTAGGCCGCCTTCACCCGCCAGCCCGGCGACAATTCATCGAGCAGCTCGGCCGCGCGCGCTTTCGTCAGACCGGGCACGGCGCGGATCAGGGCGTTGCGGCCGGCCACGCCGCCGATGATCGCGTCCCGGGCCAGCATGTCGAGCACGGCCTTGTCGGCGGCCGGCTCCACGATCGTGCGCTCGGCCGCGTCGGCCATGGCCGGCGTCGTCGCCGCAAGCGCGCCGGCGGCCACCTTGCTGGCCGTCTCCACGAGCTTCGGCCGCGGCCGGGGCGGGGAGGGGTTCGAACCCCGGCCGCCTTGGCTATCAAGGGCCGCCGGTCGATCACTCTCGATCGCGGGCGGGGCGGCCTCTGGCGCCTTGGCCTCTTTCTTGTCCATCTGCCGGCGCCCCTCGATGACCCATGACATGGCCGGCTTGGCGACGGCCAGATAAAGCCCGGCCAGATCGACCATCCACACGTCGGGGAGCGTGTGGCCCGGCCCGACGCTCGCGGCCATGATCTCCCAGCCCATGTGCACGCCAGCGACCGAGACGAGGCAGAAGCCGACCGTGCAGAAGACCGAGGGGCCGAGCGTGGGCCAGTCCGTCTTGCCTTCCGAGATCGCGTGCATGGCCGCGGCGGCGGCGTTGTTCGCGCTGGCGAGAGCGAACGCCGCGACCCCGGCAAAGGCGATCACGCAGAAATTGCGGATTTCGGCGGCGGCCTGCGCGTCCAGATCGAGGAACATCGCCAGCACGCCCGCGATCGTCAGCGCGGCGACGCACAGGGTGAGGCCCCAGGTGCAGAAGACGGACCAGGTGTAGCGGGTCGGTTCGGCGGTCATGGCGTTAACCATGCCGCGCGTTGGGTAAGGATTTCTTAAAAGCTCGGCGCGGGTCAGGCAGCTATGCGCTCGATCGGCTGACTGTATCGACGGGTGCGCGCCCCCGCACCCACCGTTGCAGTACCTTGCGAGACCCCGCCGGCGCGTCCGGCGGGGTCTTTCGCTGTCTGGCCGAGGGCGAGCATCGCGGCGAGGCGGCCGTGAATTTCGAGATCCCATTCGCCGTCGGGCCGCGGCGTGGCGACGATCTTCTCCACGAGATCGCGCACTTCGCCGAGGACGTCGGCACTCGCATCTCCACGCTCGAGCGCGGCCTCGAGTTGCGCGATGCGGATGCGGTAGAGGTCCGCCGAGCCCGGGTGGAGCGCGACGGCTTCCTCCGGCTCGTAGGCGCTGCGTTCACGCTCGAGCTCGGCGATGCGCTCATCGGCTTCCCGCAGGCGCGCCTTCAGGGAAGGGGACGGGTCGTCGATCAGCAGGTCGATCACGCGGTCGGCGCGCCGGCGCAGCTCGGCGATTTCGCGATCGATCTTCGCGACAGCCTGGACGGCTTCGCGGTGCAGGCGTCGCGTCTCGGCCTGCCATGCGCGCGCGGCGTTGGCGATCACGTCCGGCGAGAGGAGGTAGCGCTTGAGGCCTGCCACGACGCGCGTGTCGACCTCGCCGGCCTTCACGCGCTGGCGGTTCGCGCATGCGGCCTCGCCGCGTTCGCGCGTGGCGGAGCAGCCGTAGCGGTCCTGGGTGGCGATCGTCATGGCGCCGCCGCAGATCCCGCAGCGCAGAAGCCCCGACATGAGCCTGCGCGGCCGCGTGGCGCGTTTCATCGCCGCGCCTGGCTCATCGGCCCCGGTGAAGGCAAAGCGCATGCGCCGCGCCTGGACGCGCGCCCACAGGGCGTCGTCGACGATGCGCAGATCCGGCGCGTCGGTGCGCAGCCATTCCGATTCCGGCCGCAGGATGCCGCGCCGGCGCCCGGTCTCGGGATCCTTCACATAGCGGCGGCGGTTAAAGACGATCACGCCGCGATAGAGTTCATTGCAGAGCACGCCGTCGCCGGCGCGGCGATCGCCGTTGATGCTGGCGGCCGACCAGCCGCCGCCGGTCGGGCCTGTATTGAGTTCGCGGTTCAGGAGGTGTGCGATCGCGCGCGGCGACATGCCTTCATCGTAGAGCCTGAAAATGCGCCGGACGGTTTCGGCCTCCGCTTCCACGATCGTGCGCGCGCCGATGTCGCCGGGCACGAGCGCGTATCCATAGCAGCGCCCGCCGCCGCTCTTGCCTGCGCGCACGCGCCCCTCGAGGCCGCGGCGCGTCTTGTCGCCGAGCTGTTTCAGGAACATGTGCGCCATCGTGCCGGCGAGGCCCACCTGCAGCAGCCCGACCTCGCCTTCGGAAAGCGTGACGATTTTCGCGCCGGCGAGCTCGGCCCATCGGTGGATGAGCGCGATATCGGCCTGGTCCCTCGACAGCCGGTCGATCGCTTCCGCGACGACGATGTCGATGCGCCTAGCGCGCATGTCGGCGATCAGGCGCTGCAGCTCGGGGCGCGTCGCCATCGAGGCGGCCGATATCGCATGGTCGGCGTAGATCTCGGCGGCGGCCCAGCCGTTGCGCTCGAGCAGGCGCTGGCAGCTCGCGACCTGGTCGTCGATCGAGCGCTCGTTCTGGAGGTCGGACGAAAACCGGGCGTAGATTGCGATGCGCATGGCGCCCCCTTACCGCGACGGGGAGGGCGGTGGCGAATCCGTCGCGGCGAGGCGCGCCTTCCATTCGGCTGCGTGCTTCGGGCAGAGATCCTTCTCTGGCGCCGGGACGTGCGTGCAGCCGGCGCAGATCGGCGCATCGCAGGTGAGCGTGGCGCCGTCGATCTCGCGACCGATCTTCCAGTCGCACTCGCGCGTGGCAGGCTTGCCGCAGCTGCAACGCCGAACCTTGCGCGGTCCGCGCGAACAGACGATGGCGTAGCCGCCGCCCGGCATGCGGACGCGATCACACGGCATCAGGCTTCGCCTTTTCCCAAAGCCGGCACGCCGGGTCGCGCACGCGGATGTCGGTGCCGCCGCCGCCTGTCCATCGCGCCCTGGCGAGCGCGCACTTGATGTAGGTTTTCGAGAGCGACTTTCTGAAGATGTGCTCACACGACCCGCACGTCTCGCCCTGGGGGCCGCTGCCTGGCGGCGCGGCATGGCCGCGGGGCAGGGGCGTCGTGCGCTTTTCGGGCACCACGACTTCCTCGCCGAAGATGTTGATGTAACGGCGCTCTGCCGCCGCCGTCACCGGCTTCTCAGCGCTTACAGTGCGGGTCATGGGCGGGGGTCCGGGGCGGCGCTGGTGCGTGCGGCGCGGCGCAGAACAGGGTCCATGCCGCCAAGGCGCTCAATCGCGGTGCATGCGTGATCGAGGGCGGTGGCGTATTCGGGGTGCGCGCCGACTCCACCCTCTGCGTCCACGGCGCGCCACGCAGCGTCGAGCGCGTCTTCTCGCTCTTCCTCCATCTGGCGAAGCTTTTGCGCTGCTGCGCGGTACAGCGTGGCCTCGGCGGGCTCTTGTTTCGGCGGGTCATCGCCGAATACCGCGAACGAATGATCAAAGTCTCGCTGGGCCTTTGCCGCCCGCGCGTCCAGAGCATCAGCAATTTCTAAGTTTGTCATGGGGCGTTCTCATCCTCCATCTTCGGCTCGAAACCACCGCACTCTTCAGCGCGGGTGTTCGGCCCATAATTCGGCGTCGGGCTTGGCGTGCGATTGAGCCATTGCGTGATCCATTCCGGCGCAACGCGGTGCATGAGAAAGTCGCAACGGCGTTCGTTGTCCCGGTACTTGATCGGGCCGACAAAGGCGCAGTCGTCGCAGGTGCGCCCGCTCATGGACGGGGGTCCGAAAGAGCGGCGGCTACGAGACGGCCGAAGGGGGTTAGAGAGACGAGCGCATATCCTGCGCGCGGTCCCGAGACTTTGCCCGTGATCGTGACGAGCATCGCGCTGTGCAGCACGTCGAAGTCGCGCCCCTCAACCTCGCCATACAGGCTCGTTTCTTCCTTCGCGAGCCAGCGCAGCATGTACGCTTGCGGCGCAATCTCTCGCGCCACTTCCGCCGCTCGTTCTTCTTCGCTCATGGACGAACCTCCGAAAGGGCGGCGAGAAGGGCGGAGAGCACGAAGCGCGGAAGTTGGTCGAAGCCCATTTCTGCACGATGCATGAGCGCCCATGACGACCACGCGCGCACGGCCTTGTGGAAGATCGTCTGCGCTTGCGCCGCGTCTTTGACCTTCGCCTCTACCAGGCCGAGGGCTGCGTCGAGCGATTTCGTGTAGCGCGGAACGCCGTCGAACGAGATATGGCGAATGCCGAACTTATCGCGACAACGAAGCCCGTCGCCGTCATTTCCTTCAACCGTTAAATGCGGCTCAAACAGCGCAACGGAAATGCGCGCATCCAGTTCCCGATCCGCCCCCGTAGCTTTTCCAAGTCGTTCTCTAAGTGAGGTGAGGTCGCTCATGGACGTTGCTCCGGGGAGGGGCGCTTGTTCCAAGGCTGGAAAGCTGCGAGCGCATCAAGCGCAGGCCATGTGCCGTCAAAGGTCAGCGCGCGGTCGTCGATCGTGATAAAGGCGCTTGGCTTAAACCAGGGCCACCGGAGAACATCGCTGACGAAATCGCCTTCATGATCCGGCGAGAACGTGGTGGCTGTGTCGAGGTGCTTGCGTACATATCGCTGCATGCACCAGCGCCCCGCGAGAGACTTGGAGCGGGACGAATAGATCGCGACCGTGAACCGCGCAGTGGCTGCGTGCAGAAATTCCGCAGCACCTTCGACGGGTGGATCGTTCGCCACGCCCGCGCCTTGCCAGCCGCTCGTGTAGCTGTGCAGCACGCCATCAAAGTCGATGCAGAGAATCGGCTTCTTCATTGCTTCACGCCTTTGCATGGAACCTTGACCGATCGCGGATCATCCGGGCGTCCCGCCGTCGTGATGGCGACCGTCACCCCGCACACATCGCACTTGATCGCGTACATGCCGCAGCGCTTCGCGGGGTAGGGCACTATGACCTTGCACGACGGCCCCGGCAGTCCACGCGTGGCGTCCAAATCTATCCCATCGGGATAGGCCGGGTTTGGCGCGCACTGCGGTTCGCGGTGGCGATCAATCCATTCGATCTTGTGCGTTCCGCTCATGGACGTTGCTCCATAATAGCGCGGGCGGCGGGGCTCATGGCGTGGCGCTCGCTGCTTCAGGGGGCGATGGCTCCTCGTAGTGCGCGCACGTTGACCACGACCATTTCATGTCGTGCATCGGCTGCGACTGCTCAAAGCCTATCGACATGCGAACATCGTTTGCCGAGTTCGTGCATGTCCCGTAGTGGCGCTCGACCCCTCCGGCGGCAACCATGTGTCCGCGATGCGCCCAAAAGCGGCAGTCGCGGCATTGGCGATCTTGACTCACGACTCACCCCGCGCTGTGCGCGCTGCGCGGCGCTCTAGCTCGTCCGCAAGCGCTTTATGCACGGCGGCCTTGTCGGGCGCCTCAAACGTCCATTCGTCGTCGCTGTCCGAATCCTCTTCGGCCTCAAGCATCACGGCGTAGACGTAGCCGGTCTGATTGCCGGTTATCCACTCGCGGACTTCGCCGGGACAATAGTCGTCCATGTACTCGAATGCATGGTCGCGCGGCGTTTCGGGATCGTCCGGGTCCCAATAGAAGTCTGGCTTACGCAAGCGCGCGTTCTCGGCGTCCATCTGCCGGAGCTTTTGCGCGGCGGCGACGAACAGCGCTTGATCCTTCTCGGCTTCGGCTCTGTCTGGCACAGAGGCGCGCGGCGATTGAATGGTTTGCTCGCACCAGAACGCCCGCGCTTCCAGAGCATCCGCCATCTCGCTCGGTGTCATGGAGAGGTCAGCGGTCATGACTTCGCTTTCCGAGCCTCGCGGTCAGCGACAACCGCGTGGGCGAATTTCGCCGCTCCGAGCGAGATGGATAGGCGCAGTGCCTCCTCGACGGGCAGAGTGATTTCGCCGATGGCGCCGTTCTTGCCACGAACGGTGAGCGTCACGCCGCCATTCACTTCCTTGAATGCGGCAATGTATGGCGTCACGTCCGGTTCGGGCAGCGTCGGCGGCGTGAATGCGTAGAATTGGACTCGTTGCATAGCTGTCTCCTTTTCACCTGCCATCGGGGAATCCGCGAGGTGATCAAAGTTGATCCCGCTCAGGGTGTCAGCGGTCATCTGATGAAGCCTTGAGGTGGTTCGCGACGGCGAGGCCGAGAGGGGTGAGCGAATAGAAAGCGCGCCAATCGTCATCATGCGCCAACGTTGCGACGCCAGCGTTTATCAACGGCGCAAGCGCGGTGACGTTTGTGTGCATTAGCGCGGCGGTCGGCTCTATGTCGGCCTCGCCGTATTCAGCGATCAACAAACACAGGCGCTGCTGGTTTTTTGTCAGCCCCCGCGCGATCTCAGCGGCCTTGTCTTCGAGGTCGGTCATGGAGGGGCTCATGTGGCATCGCCAGAGGGAGGGGCGGGGAGAGGCTGCCAGTGGGTGGGCGTGAGGTGCCGCTCGTGCTCGTTGATCCAGTGTTTCGCAACGGCGGCGGTTTGGGCGACCACTTCTCCATTACGCCGAACGACGCCCATCGGCGCTTCGCCGTAGCGCGCCATTTGCACCGGGCGAAGATCAGCGCGCGGGTCATGAATGAGAACCCATCGCCCATCCTTCGGCGCGCTTTCAATCGGCCGCCACGCACTTGTGGCATCGCCAGACTTGAGAGCGAGAATTTCGTCTTCGATGGTTTCGGCGATTTCAAAATGGCCGGGCTCGCCTATCTTGTGGAAAATGTTCATGTGGCGGCGAGCCACCTTCGCGCATTCCTCAATGATCGCATCCCGGCCGCCCGCGCGGGCAGATAGAGAAAGAGCGTCGGCGAGGCGGTCGCCAGCTACCTTGAGCCCTTGCGTGTATTCGTACGCGCTTGAAGGCATCGCCCCGCGCGCCTTTTTCCACGCAGCGATCAGCTCGTCTCTTGTCTCACTGGTCATGTGGATTGATCCTCGCGGGTGAGAGCGGAGAGGGTGGAGAAGGTGGAGAGGGGCACGGGCGTCAGGCTCCAGAAGTAGCGGACCGGAAATGCGTTCTCGTCACGAGCGCGCATGAAATCCTTGCCGATGTTGCAGCGGCGCCCGAGCGCATCGACGCAAATCGCGCTGACCTTCTCACCGCACGAGCCTGTCGCTTCGTCGTCATTCGTCAGCCACGAAGACGCCTTGTTGACCCAATTCTGATACGAGTGGAATTGGCCCGCCCAATTCGGCACCAGTATGACATCCCCCGCACGCAGCCTCGACGCATCAACGCTCATGCCTTCGCTCCTTCCTGCTCTGACGACTATTTCGTCGCCAGCCCCTTGATCGGCTTGGCGGCGAAGTCGGTCGGCGGCTCGTCGCTGAGCCCGACGACCTTGACGCGCTTGTCGCCGTTTTTCGTGGAAACGATGACCTCGTCGCCGACGGCCGCGCCGGCGTTGGCGTAGGTGAACCGCTTGCCGCCGGCTTTGAATTCGATCTGACAATACTTCATGCTGCGTCTCCCTTTTTCTTCGCGATGGCTGCTCGGTGGTCCGCTATGTGTGCGACGGCGCCGCCGAGCTCGGTCAGCTTAAACTTCCGCCCGCCTGGGGTTTTCTCCACGACCGCCCAGGCGATGCCGCTGGCGAGGTCTGCGGCGTCGATCGCCGACACCCATCCGCCGCCGTTGCGCGCGTGCGTGATGGCCCACCACGCGCCGGCGGGCAGCGCATCGTGGATGGTGGTGGGATCCGTGCGCAGGATTGGCTTTCGCGCGCGCTTGCTGGCGCCGGGGCGCTTGGCCATCTTGACGCCGGTCATTCGCGCGGTCCCTGGAGGAGGGGAGGCATGCGCCCGCCCTCGATCGCTTGCGGGAGGTTCTCCGGCCGCGCCGCCCAATCGCCGACCGTCTCGCCGCTCGGCAGCATGACGTGCGCGAGAAAGGCCTGCTCGAACGTCTCGATGCCGCTCTCGACGCTTTCGAGCTTGGCCTTCACGCAGAGCAGCAGGCCGCGCCAGCGCTCCCTGCAGGCCTGTTCCCATCGACCGTAGATCTGATCGGGCGTCGGGCTGCGGCGGTTTCCGGTGAGCGCATGAAATCGCTTTTCTGTCCGAGCGGGCAGCGTCAGGCGCATGACGATGCGTCGCTCGCGCATCTCGAACACGCAGTGAACCATGCCATTGCCCTCAAGGATGCCGATCTGATCGGCGCCGTACTTGCGCAGCAGCGTCTTGAGCTCGGCCTCGGTTTTCTCGACGGCGACTGTCGTGCCCTCGGCGTATCGGCGGGGTCTGCTCACGCTTCCTCCACGCCGCGGAGCGCGGCAAAGACGAGCGCCACGAGCACCGCGATCGCGACGATCATCGTGCCCAGCTGCAGGCCCGCCTCGCCGGCGGTAGGCGCCAGCATGTTGAGGACGCGGCCCTGTTCGAGGGAGACGGAGATCATGTTGCGGTCTCCGTGGCAGCGATTTCGTTCTCTGCGCGTTTTGCGGCGCGGGCTGAGGCGATGATTTCAACCACGCGCGCGCATTGCGCCGCGGTGAACATGCCGATGTGCGTTTGCTCCATAGGCAGCCCCATCTGCTCGGCGAGCCACTCATATCCGGCGCGACGCGCTTCGTGCTGCTGCAGGCCGTCGCGAATAATCTTGCGCTTCCAGAGCGGGTCAAACGCCGCATGCGCTGCATTGCGCGCCCGTCGCGTTTCGGCGCCAGCCGGCGAACCAAGGGGGCGCGTCGATCCGGGATGGCACCCGACATAGGCTCCACATCCGCAAAGCCAAAATCGCTTGTGGTGCAGATCCCCGCGGTGCGGATAGATTTCGCGCCCGGTCACGCACGTTGAGGATCCGCCGCAATCGGCGCATGGCAGCGGGTCCACAAGCTGATCATGACGGCGCCGGCTCATGCGCGCCCCCTCTTTCCGAGGATCTGGCGCGCCATCGGGCTCGCATAGCTCGGCGCCATCGCCGCGTTCAGGAACGAGACGACCTGATGTTTCGTGATCCCCTGCGCGATCGCCATCGAAGCGATGGCGCGCGCGACGCCGTTGAGCGGCGCTTTCTCGTCGCGCTCGGAGGCTTCGGCCGCGAGCGCCATGGTGGCGATGCACATCAGCACGTCTGGCGGCGCTTCGGCCTTCTGGCGCTCCTGGCAGTGGCGCGCGACCGCCTCGAGGAGCGCCTTGGCTGCGGTCTCCACTTCGTCGGCGAGCTTGCCGTCGCGCAGCGGGGGAGGGGTGGGGCTCATGCGCTCGCTCCAAATTTGCCGAGCACGGTCGCTGCGGCGTCGGCGGGATCTGTGACGGCGCCGCCGGCGATCAATCGCAGCGTCGCCTCGTAAGCGTCGACGCGTCCGTCGATGCGGGGCCGCGCCGGCCCGCTAAGCCGACGCACGATCTCCATTGCGCGCGCACCGCCAGGGGTGCGTCGCACATAGCCCCGCGCCTCGAGGCAGTTCACAAGCCGGTAGGCGCCGCTTTTCGAGGCGAGCCCCGCGAAGTCAGCGATTTCCTGGTACGTTGGCACAAAGCCGTGCAGGTCGGAGTAGTCCTCAATGTAGCGCATGGCCTGGATCTGGACGGGCGTCAGGCCGCTCATGCCGCCACCTGCAGCTCGCGCTCGGAGGCGACGCCGGCGGCGAAGGCTTCGACGACCGTATCGTCAATGTCGAAAAGCCGCTGCATCAGGTCGCGCGCGAAGGCGGCGATCTGCTCGGGATCGAGCGCCTGCAGCGCGAGCGCGATGTCCTCGGCGTCGATGGACTGCTTGATCTCGATGGCCGGCATCACGCCGCCTCCGTCACTGGCGCTGCCGTCCAGTCGGGCGGCGCGATCTCGTGCGCGCTGCAGAGCGCGGCCGGCAGGACGAGCGCAAAGGCGTCATCCCAATGTCGGAAGCGCACGACCGCGCGCCGCTCGTCGGCGGCGAGGAAGATGGAAAGCGGCGACTTGCGCGCCGTCTCGAAACCGAGGCCCGCCGCCTGGGCGAGCGAGGTGGCGGTCGCCGCGAGGCGTTGCGCTTCGGCAGCGCTCAGCGCGAACGCGCCGCCGATGGACGCGCGCGCCGGCACGAGCGCGCGCCAGTCGGGGAAGGGGAGCCGGTTCTCGTGCACGTCGCATTCGACGCCTGCGCTCGGCGTGATGCGCGCGCGCAGCGCCCGCCACGTCGTCATGCGCACCGAGACGCGCACCTTGGCGGGATCGACGTGCTCGCCTGGCGGCTTGCGCGCGCGCCCCTTGAGGACGTCATGCGCGAGGGCGAGGATGTGCGGCGGCAGGCGCAGCGTGACCGGGCGGCTCGCGCGTCCGTCTGGATCGCGCATGACGATGATCCCGGCGCCGTCGCCGGCGACGAGGATGCAGCCGCCGTCCGGGCACGGCGCCACATGCACGCCGTCAAGTTCGGGATGCCCGCACGCGTGCTCGGGATCGGGCAGGAATCGCGTGGCGGCGCGGAAAAGATCGGCGCGCACATCGAGGACGAGCGGATCGGCTTTCATGGCGTGATTCCGGTGGATGGCTGCGTTGGCGGGACGACGCCGGCGGCGGCGAAGCGCGCGCCGTGCAGGGCGTAGAGGAACCCGCCCCCGGCGAGGTCTCGACATACGTCGCCGCTTTCTGCGGCGCAGGTCGGGCACCGATGCTCGAGCGCGCGTTTCTTTGCGTGCGCTGCATCTTCGCCGGGAGCGGGAGCTTGCGACATCAGTGCGCCACGTCCTGGGCGCCGGCGTCGGTGCGATCAAAGACCGGCCTATCCTCGATGACCTCGCCGGTCTCGGGATCGACCGTCTCGCCGACGGGAAGCTCAGGCTGGTTCGGTTGCGGCTTTGTCTCGGGCTCGCCTTCGAAGGCCTCGACGCTGGCGAAGGTCAGGCGCACGAAGCGGCCGCCGTTCGCGAGGATGTCGCAGTTCGCGCCGCTGAAGAGCGCGTTGACCTTGATCTTCAGTTCGCCGTCTTTGAACGAGCCGCCCTCGAGGGTCGCGTCGATGGTGGGGAATTCGTACGTCGCCATGCCGCGCAGCGCGCCGGCGACGATGGAGCGCGCCTGGCCATGTGCGCGGTCGATGAGCTGGCGCTGCTCGGCCTCCGTCATCTTCGCCCACGGCTTGCGCTCGCGCACATCCTTCAGCTCGCCGATGAGGAAGTCCGCCAGCTGGCCGATGAGGCCGTCGGCTGCGAACGGCGCGGCCTCGAGAATGGTCTCGACGTCGGTCTCATCATCGTCGATGTCGAGGCGGCGGGCTGCTGCTGATTTCACCATGTGATCTCCTTCAGGCGGCGGTGCGTTCCATCGCTTCCGCGCTGCGCGCGGCGTGCGTGAACCCTTGGGTTTGCGGTTCTGGCGTCGGCTGCGGCGCAGGCTCGGCTGGCGCTTCCTCAGCGGGCGGGGCGGGCGGCGCCTTCGCGCGGATGGTGGGGCCGGCGAGTTGCACGGCGACGGCGCGGATCCGCGGCAGCAAGGCGTCGAGCGCCTCCGCCTGGCCGCCGGCGTGGCCGTTGGCGAGCGCCTCGGCGCCATCGCGCGCGATCGCGTCCATCTCGGCGGAGGCGGCCACCATCAGGCGCGTGCGGATGTCGCAGCCGCGGCACATCACGCGGCTCCCTTCGAAGAGGAGGACGGCGCGCCTGCCTGGTTAAGCCCCCCAGCATCAGGCGCGCCGTCGGTCGCCGCCGGGTTACGGTCGGCGGCGATTTCAAAACGCTGCAGCGGCTCGCGGATGGCGCCGGCGAGGGCAGGGGCCTTGCTTGCGATTTTCAGCAGCGTGTCGCTGTTCTGCTCGATCCACGCGTTCGCGATCTCAAGTGTCGGCGCGGCCGACAGGAGCGTGCGGAAGAACGTGGCGAAGGCGTTGACCTTGGCGACGGTCGCGGCCGTCCAGTCGAAGGCGAGCCCCACGCGCTCGGGCGCAGCGGGATCCCACACATAGCCGTTATAGGTCAGCGCGTCGGATGTAATCGCGGGAGGTTGCGCTGGCGCTCCCGCATCGCCGGGCTGTCCGGGCGCGACCCCGGCTGCGCGATCCGCCGTCGCGGGCGGTTCGGCCTCGGGCGTCTGTCCGTCGGCGGTATTGCCGGCGGCGCCGTCAGCCTGATCCGCGCCGCCCTCGGAGGACGCTGCGGATGTCTCGGTGAAGTCTGCGTCCGTCGCGTCGTCGTCGGCGAGCGGATCGACCAGTTTCGCTGGCGCGTCGATCGTGAGCGCGTCGGGGTTGAGCCCCTGGCTGCGCAACACATCCTCCTGTTCCTCCTTGACGCCGAGGCCGTGCAGCGCGTCGGCAAAGAGGTCGCGGCCCATGTAGGTGCGCGCGCGGATCATCATCATGCGGTCGCGCGAGTGCTGCCATGGTCCGGGCTTGCCCAGCAGCTTCTGGCCGGCGGCGTCCTTCACGCCGAAGCGGCGCTCCATGTAGGAGGCGATGCCGCGGCGCTTGGCGCGCACGATGGCGACGCGCTCGTCGCCGGATCCCTCGTAGGATTCCTGCCAGTCCTCGACGAGCCCCGATCCCATCACGAAGGCTGGGACCGCATCGCCGTAGAGCGTCGCGATGCCGTTGACGACGTAGATGAATTGCAGCGCCCTGAGCGGCGTCATGCCGAGCTCGAGGCCCTTCATCACCGCGACGACCATCTGGCCGAGACGCTTGTTCTCGGGCAGAGAATTGTACGCCGCGGGGATCGCTTCGAACGCGATCATCGCCTTGCAGTAGTCGCCGACCTCGGCCGCCGTGCGCGGGATGATCGGCGAGACGGTCAGGTCGCGCGCGCCCATCGCGGCGTTGTCGAGGGCGTGGTCTGACTTTGCGGTCAGGGATTGCCGTTGCTCGCTCATGCTCATCCCATCATCCAGGAGGGCCAGTCGGAAATGTCGGGCTGGTGGACGCCGTCGGAGCGGATCCACATCGCGTCGCCGAAGCGGTCGCGGTAGTGTTTGAATTCCGCGATCGCTTCCTCGATGTGCGAGCAGGCGATCCCCCACGGGATCGTGCCCTTGTCGAAGCGCGGCGCCGTGGCGGTCGGCGCGCCGAAGACGCGCACGCAGAGCCACACGAAGGTCTTTTCGCCCGGCAGGATTTTCTCGAGCAGCGCGATCTGCTCGGGCGCGCCGTGCACCTTGCCTTCGGCGAGGAAGCCTTGCGCGGCCTCGACCGCGCGCGCCGCCTGGACGGCCTGCATCGTGTCGCCGTGACCCACGCGGTCGGCGAGCACGCCGCGCGTCAGCCCGCGCTCGTAGGAGCGGCCGAAGGTCTTGAGGTCGACGATGGCGGTCTTGCGCAGATAATCGATGCGCGACTTCATCCGCACCGGCGGGCCGGACTCCTGTTCCTCGGTCCAGAACACGGTGAGCTCCGGCAGGCCGCCGGAGAGGAGCTTTGCGTATTGCGGGTCGCGCCGCAGGAAGCCTTCAACGAGGCGGACGTACATATCCTCGCGCGGCTTCAGCACCTGGCGGCCAGCGATGAGCTCGTCGGCGATGCGCGCCCACACCGGCGCGCGCGGATCGATCTCGAGCACGCGCTCGACGAGCTCGTCTTTCGCGCCGTTGAGCGGGTGCACCGCCGGGGGCGGGGGATGATCCTCGGCGATGCGTTCATTGCGCGCCCGGATCCACGCGAGCAGATCCGGGCGCTTCTCGTCGCCACGGAGGGGGGGGAGGTCGTGGGCGGCGATTTCGGAGGCGATGAGGTCAGCGAGCGCCTTGGCGTCGCCGGTGGCGGGGAGCTTGCGCGGCGGCTGCCAGTCGGACGTCGCCTGGATCTGCTCGTTGCGCTGGCGCAGCCAGTTCCTGAAGTCGTCGGCGGTGTCGAGGGCTGCGGGGTGCTGACCCTTGTCCGGCTCGACGCAGTAGGCCGCCTCATAGGCGTCCATGCCTTCCAGCACCGCCTTGTGCACCGCGGTGCCCATGGCGCGCGCATCCGACGCCATGGCCGTGTAGAGCGGGTTCGAGTGGTGCTCCCACCACCAGTCTGGCGCATTGGCGCGCAGCTTTTTGAAGGCGCTGGCGCTCAGCGCACGGTCGTCGAGATAGCGCCACTCGTCGAGACCGACATAGACGCCGTCGGCGTGCACGAGCGTCGGCTCGCGCTGGAATGCGGAGGCAGGGGAGTCGACGCCGTCAGCCACGAGCGTGACCTCCCTTGCGACGTTGCAGGCAGTCCGGGCAGGCGCACTCTGCAGGATCGAAAGTCGCGAGCTCGGCGAACGCGCGCGCGAATTCGAGAGCGGCGAGATAGGTCGCCGTCCTGGCGCGCAGCCACGCTGTGTGCCTGGGGTCGTTTTCGGCCTGCTTGGAAAAGGCGTCGTACTCGTCTGTGATCCTGACGAGAACCTCGTCGGGCACCGCGTTGATGATCTTGCCGGCGCCGACCAGCGCGAGCTCGAGGGCGCGAAATTCCATCGCGGTCACCGGCTTAGGCATGCGTCGACCCCATCGCCGCGCCGATCCGGCGCGCAGTGAATTCGGCCGCGGCCTCATCGGCCTCGACGGCGGCCTCGATCGCGCCCGCCTGCAGCTCGGTGAGGGCAGGGGCCTCGTAGTCGAGAAAGTCGCGCTCGGCGCGATCGAGCGCGGCGCGCAGGTCGCGGAACCGCTCGCGCACGCCGGCGAGATCCTCGGCGAAGAAATTGATTGTGATCGGCCCGATGCTCAGCCGGGCGAAGCCGCACGAGGCGTCGCGGACATAGCGCGCCTCGAAGCGCGGCGCGTCATGGATGGCGTGAAAGCTGCACTCGGCCTGCATCACACGCCTCCCGCTACCGCGGTCTCGGCGCGCTCGATCGCCTCGACGATCTCGCGCACTTCGTCCTGGGTGATCGACCAGTCGCGGTGCATCGGCAGCCGCGCGACCCAGGCGAATTTGAACCGCTGGTAGAGGCGGATGGCGCGCGCGACATCGCCGAGCGCATCGCAGAGGATGGCGACGGCGAGCTGCGCGGCGCCGGATCCTGCGTAGCCCCAGCCGAGCCCGCCGGGGCTGTGGTTGGCGACATCGAGACGCCAGGCGAGCGGGGCGCCGTCGATGGTGACGGACACTTCCGGGCGGCCGTTCGTCGTGCGCGCGACGCCGCGATAGACGCGCGGCCGCGGCGCGCGCGCCACCGCGGCAAGCGGCAGGCGATGGACATTGTCGACCGCATTTTCTGGCAGCGCGTCCTGCATCACTGAGCTCCGGTGCGTGGGGTGGCGGCGTCGCGGCAGCGCGTCTTGCGCAGCGCGGCGCGGTGATTGGCTTTCACGTCGGCGAGGGCGCGCTCGAGCTTGGCGATGGTCTCGCCGGCGACGTCCTCTTCGGCGTCGTGCAGGCGCGCGAGTTCTTCGCGCTTGACGAAGAAGGACCGGAGCGGCGGCTCACGCAGCTGGCGCGCGAGGATGGCGGCCTGATTTTGCAGGGCGGCGAGGCCGTTGCGATAGGCGACGACCTCGGGCTCCATGGCGCCGGGCAGCGCCATCGCCTCCTCGGCGGATGTATAGGCGCGCGAGACCATCAGGCCACTTCGCCGTCGAAGCTCGCGAGCTCGATTTCGGCGCCGAGCGTCTCGAGCTCGTGCATCACCGCCTGCAGGCGGGCGCCGAAGGTGGCTGGGAGGGGGATGCCGGAGGCGGCGACGCGCGCGCCGAGCTCGCGGACTTCCGAGGCCTTCAGTTCGAAGGCGGCCGAGTGGACCGCCGCGCTGGCGGGGTCGATCTCGAGCTTTTTGCGGCTGGCCTTGCGGACGGCGTCGGTACGGCGGGCCTGGGCCCGGCGGCGGCTGTTCAGAGTGATGACGTCAGCCGATTTGCGGCCGGTCTCGTCGTTCCGGGTTTCCTGCATGGGTTCCCTCCAATCCCCGCGGCGACTCGCCGTGGTGACCATCTTGTGCACCACATGCACAATTACGGTCAAGCGAAATGTGCGCACCGTGCACAAATCAGGGCGGGAGCGTTGTGCGCCATGGAAAATGCCTGAGCGCTCAGGCCTTCTTTTGAGCCTCGGGCGGGGTCGCAAAGGTCTCCAGCACGCGCGCCGCCTGGTCGCGATTCGATTCGGGGATTCGGTCCCAGATGTCGACGACGGCGGCATGATCCACAGGCTGCTCACCGCCGGCGAGGGGGTTTACCTCAAGGATGGCGCTGCGTTTTACGCCCATCGCACGGGCCAGCTTGCGCAGGAGCTTCGCCGTCAGTTCGATCTTTCCCCGCTCAAGACGGGAGATGGTCCCATGGGTGACTTCGGCCTTGTCCGCCAACTGCTCCTGCGTGAGCTGCAGGTACTCGCGCCATTCGGCGACGAAGTGATCTCTGTGCGTGGGGCGCTCAGTCATTCCCTTTAGTCGATCAGCGCTGACTGACAATGAAGGGCGCGCCACGCACAAGGGGCTTGACCCGCATTGTGCACACCATGCACACTATTGGTCATGGTATTCGCGAAGCTACGCGACTGGCAGCACCGGCATGACGTCCGAGACGTGGCTTTGGCGAAGCGTGCCGGCATGGCCCACACTACTTTGGGTCGGGCCAAGCGCGGAAAGATTATCCTCGGCGTCGAGAAGATGATCGCCATCCAGGCGGCGACCGACGGCGAGATCACGCCGAACGACTGGGCCGAGTTCTACAGGGTGCGGAACGAGCGCGCCCGAGATCCCGATCAGGGCGCGCACGCATGACCTCACCCCGCGCGCCTTTCAAACGCCACGACGTTCTCCCGCTGCAGCGCTTTGGCGGCCTGTCGGACGGCGCGCACGGCGAGCGCGAAGCCGGCCGCGATGCGCAGGGTCTCGCCGCCCACCTGCACGTCGACGCACAACACGCCGTTGCGCGCCTCGACCCTCACATCGTCAGCCAACAGGTACGCGCCTTCGCCGGCGCGGCGTTTCTTCGCCATGGTTCATGTCCCCCAAGCGTGCGCAACGCGCGCGCGCGCGCGGGCTTTCTAGCGCGGGGCGGCGCGTCATTTCGATCCCCTGATCAGGTTAAGTCCCGGGCGACGAACGCTTTTTCGGGAGCCGTCTCATGACGACCCGTCGCGGCCTTTTCGGCCTGATGGCCGGCGCGGCGGTCGCGCCGTTCCTGCCGGAGTCGGCTTGGGCGCCCACACCTGTCGAGGGCGCGCAGATCGGCGACCTGTTCACGATGGAGGGCGTTTACGCGCCCGACGGCGCGATGCGCGAATTCGTCGTGACCGGCAGGACGGTAGAGCGTCACTCGTGGCGGGACGGCATGTTCAGCATCGAGCCGGTCCCGCTCGCCGACTACTACGCGCGCGCCGACACCAGCTAACCGCGCACCGCGCCGCCCGCGCGCAAGGGGCAGGGGTGTCTCCACGGGAAGACCGGATCACCGGCGCCAGTGGAGCTTGAACATGGATCATCGCATCGGCCCTGACGCGCACGCCGCGCTCAGCGAGATCGCGCGCGCGACGGAGGCGCACATGACGGCCAATCCAGGCGCTGCGCCGGAGGACGTCTGCATCGAGACGCGGGCGCCTTCGCTCGTGCTGCGCGATCTGCGCGATCGCGGCTTCATCCGGCTCATGCTCGGCGCGCGCGGCAAGACGCTTGCCGTGCTGCTCGACGCCGGTCGCGCCTACCTCCTGTTCGAGGGCGAAAAGCCCGCCGATGCGAGCGGCGGTCCGGCGCGACGCCGGGTGTTCACCGATCGCGACGCGCTCGCGTTCGCACGCTGAGGGAGGGAGCCATGCCGATCTTCGACGTTCCGATCATTGCGGTCGCCGCGTCCGCCTACGAGCAGAGCGCCTACGCGCCGCTGTTCGCGCGAGAGCAGATCGCACCCGCCGAGCACCCGCTCGACGTCATGGCGTCCGCCTTCCTCGACGCGCGCGATCGCCACGGCGACGAACGCGCGGCGATGGCCGAGGCGCTCGGCGTTCTCGCGCTCACCGAGCTGCGCACGCCGCACGTCTCGGGGCCTTCGCGCCAGGCGCGACGGATTTCGGCCAAGCGCGAGCGCGCGTTCAGGGCGACGCTGTCTGCGCTCATCGGCGATCACATTTGCCCGCGCACGGAGGCGCTGTCGCTGTGATGTACGATCTCACGCCCTACGTCGTCGGCGCGGTCGCCGGCGCGCTTGTCACCGCGGCCGTCATCGTCGCCGGCGTCGGCGCCTGGGTGGCGTCAGAAAAGGCGCGCTTTCTCGGCAGCCGGCGCGAGCTCGAGGCCGCGCATGCGGGTCTCACCGAGCGCCTCGAGGCGCTGAAGCGGCGCAGCACGAAGGCGCGCGTGTGGTTCGGCAGGAAGAAGGGGCGGGGATGAAACGCGACAGCCTCAACACCTTTAACACGTTCCGCAGCCAGCACCCGCTCAACATGACCTGGGCGCACACGCGCATTCTCGAGGGTCTGCGTCGCGCGAGCGGGCCGATGTCGACGGCGGACCTCTACCAGTACATGCACGGCGGGCGGACTCACTACGGCGACCCGCATGTGGTGGCCGTGCACATCTGCCGGATGCGCAAGCTCCTGGCGCCGCATGACATTCACATCGTCTCGCAGAAGGCGCGGGGCTACTCCATCTCGGCGACCGACCGGCTGAAGCTCGACAGGCTGCTCGGCGCGCTTCAGGCGGCGGACGCGCTGACGACGGCGCCCTCCGCATGAGCGAGGCCGTTCTCCCCACGGGCGGCGCGTCCGTCATGCAGCAGCGGCGCGAGCCGCGGGACTCGCTCGACTTTTTCCCCACGCCGCCCTGGGCCACGCGCGCGCTGTGCGAGATCGTTCTGCCGCGCCTCGCGTGCGACCTTGCTGGCGCCTACGTATGGGAGCCGGCCTGCGGCGAGGGCCACATGGCCCAGGTGCTGCGCGACTACTGCGCCTGGCTGCACGCCTCCGACGTGCACGACTACGGCAAGGTCGGTTTTGCGGCCGTCGGCTCTTTCATCGGCGAGGGCCTCGACGTCATCCCGGCGCCGCCCAACGGCGCCGACTGGATCATCACGAACCCGCCCTTCAATCTCGCCGTCGAGTTCGCCGAGCGCGCGCTCACCGAGGCGCGCGAGGGCGTGGCGTTGCTCGTGCGCACGTCGTGGCTTGAGGGCGCCGAACGCTACGAGCGATTGTTCCGCAAACATCGCCCGCTCGCCGTCGCGCAGTTCTGCGAGCGCGTGCCGATGGTCAAGGGCCGATGGGATCCGCAGGCGTCGACCGCCACGAGCTACGCCTGGGTCGTGTGGCTGCGCGGATCCTCCGTCGAGACGCGGTTCATGTGGATTCCGCCGGGGCAGCGTCAGGCGCTCACGCGTCCCGACGACGTGCGCCGCTTTGCGCTGCCAGGAGACGCCTCATGACGCTCGATCAGCTGTTCTGGACGATCCTGTTCACCGCCATCGGCGCGTTCGCCGTCGCGGTCGGGGCTGCGCTGAAGCGGCGCTGGTTCATGTGCGGCGTGGCGGCGTTCCTCTCGGCGATCGCGACGCTCGTCGTGCTCGGGGGAGGGGCGTCGTCGTGAAGCGTCCCGCATCTGGCCGCAAGCACCGCCGCCTCGTCACCCGCGAGGGGCCGCTTGCGCGCGCCTGCGCGGGCTTCCTCGACTGCGCGCTGCCGCTCGGCGCGGTCTTTACGCACATCCCCAACGGCGGCGACCGGAACGTGATCGTCGCGGCCAAGCTCAAGGCCGAGGGCGTGCGCCGGGGCGCGCCCGACTACGTCATCGTCGTTCCAGATGTGGGAACGATCTTTGCCGAGCTGAAGGCTGACGACGGCGTGCTCAGCGACGATCAGAAGGCCTGGGGCGCTGCGCTCAATGCAACGCCGGGCGTCGTCTATGGGGTGATCTATGGGGCCGAGGATCTCGAGCGTCTGCTCGTGCGCGCGGGCGTGAAGCTGCGCGCCAGCATCCTCGTGCTCAGGCGCTGAAATGGTGAGACCGGCCCTCGGGAAAAGGCCGGTCTCGGTACGCATGGAAGTTCGATCGAAGGTAGGAATGATATGGACGGGTTCGACACAAGCGACAAGGGCGGGGGCTATGTTCGGATCCGCACGGAAGCGGGCCCGACCCACGTCGATCGCATCGTCGCCCGCCTGCTCACGCGCCGGCGACCGCGGAATCTCCGGTTCGACCTCGTCGAGTTCAATCGCCATCCCGTGGTGACCATGCTTTCGCCTGCGTCAGTGGGGGTGCTGGCTGGCCTGATGCCGCTGCTTCACGCGGGCGCTCCTTACGGGACGCTGACAACGTGTACGGGTGATGCGCTCACACGCGAGCATCTCATTCGCGGCATCGCTGGGGCGGACGTGGAAATCGTCATTGATCGGGCGCTCGGCGAGCTTGAGGGCGCAGGTGCGCTCGTTCGCCTTGAAAACGGGATTCTGTGCAGTCCGGTTTTCATTGAACTCTGCGGCCGTCACGTTGTCGATGGAGCATACCACCGGGTTCACGGCGCGGAGGGAATGCCGGCTTGGCGCCGGGAAGTATTCGAGGCCGACAACTGGGTCTGCCGCGATTGCGGGTCTGACTTCGACCTGACGATTGACCATATCGTCGCGCGCGTGAGGGGAGGCACGAACGCCCGGGGCAATCTGCAAACGCTGTGTCGCGCGTGCAATTCCCGGAAGGGGGCTCGCGCATGACCATCAAAGCCTCACGCTTCCCGTACCACCGCCGATACCACGAGGACGCTCTGCGCGGCTTCTCCATGCTCACGCTCGAACAGCGCGGCGCCTACCAGACGATCCTGGATCTCATCTACACGAGCGGCGGCGATATCGCCGACAATGAGCGCTGGCTGGCCGGCCAGATGATGATCTCGGTGCGCAAGTACCGGACCATCCGCGACGAGCTCGTCGCGCTCGGAAAGATCTGGATCGTCGACGGCATGATCGGCAATCCAAGGGCCGCCACCGAGATCGAAAATCAGAAGCGGATTTTCACGAAAATCGTCGAGGGCGGGCAGCGCGGCGGGCAGCAACGCGCCGAAAACGCGCGGCAGGAAACACCTCGAAAATCCTCTGAAAACGCGCTGAAAACGAGCGGAAAACGAGATGAAAATCCTTCGAAAAAGTCTCCGGAAAATGCCGAGACGGAGGCAAAACCCAATGAAATCAAAGCCAATGCTCAAGCCCCCCTTGAGCCCCCCCTTGAAAAAAAGCTCAAGCATCCAGATCCAGAACCAAGACCACATAGAGATAAACCTTCTCTACCGAGCTCGACACCCGGCGGCCGGCCCAGCCCCCTGACGGCGGCCGGGCCGCCGGGTGTCGCGGACAGCCGCGCTGCACCGGCGCCGGACGAAGCCGCCGACGTGCTCGCGCTGCAGGAGCGGGCGCGGGATCTGCAGATCGAGCAGCTGCGCAAATTCGCCGACGCTGAGGCCGCCGATGCGCCCGTCGGCATCGCCCTGGCCGCGTCCGCATGAGCCTCGCCGTCGCCCCCGCAGACGCGCGCCGATGGGCCGAGGACTGGCAGGCCGTCAGCCTCGTCGTCGTCGTGCACCACCGCACCGAGCGCGCGCTGCTCGCCTCGCTCGACGGCGTGGCCGCGCACGCGACCTGGCTGCCCGCCGCGCTCGTGCTCGTCGACGACACGCTGTCGCCGTCGGTGTGGGCCGTCACCATTCCCCGCTGGCTCGCGAGCGATCGCGGGCTGGCTTCAGCGCAACCGGAGACCGCATGAGCTACGAGACCATCCGCCTGATCGGCGACATCATCGCGAGGGCCGCCTTCGTGGCGACGCGCGCCATCCTCGGGGCCGTGTTCGTCGCGGTCGCCGTCACCCGCGTCGAGTACGATGTTCGCTGGAACGAGGCCGGCGCATGAGGGCCGCTCAACTCAGCTGGACGCGCGACCGCGATCATGTGTGGGGGCCGTTCCTCTATGCGAAGGACAAGAGCTTCAGCGCGATCATGTTCATGGCCTGCAGCGGCAGAGACCCGGATGATTGCGACGGGCAGCGCGCTTCGCTGCTGATGAAGTGGGGGCTGCACACGCTCATCGTCGCGCTGCCGCATTGGCTCGTCCCGACCGAGCGGAAGAAGGTTTATCCGGGGCCGGAGTCGTGGGGGCCGGAGGTCGTCGCGCGTCTCGGCCGCGACTGGTACTGGCAACACACCCGCCGCGAGTTCGGCTTCTCGATTTGCGACGGGCACCTGAGCGTGAGGTTTGGTCGCCAGACCGACAGCTGGCCAGGCGACAAATCGTGGAGCTGTTTCTTGCCATGGACGCAGTGGCGCCATGTGCGGCTGAGCTACTATGGCCCCGATCATGAGCACCTGCGCGCTTTCATTGACCGGCACTACGTGTCGATGTGGCTGCGCCGGCGTTTGAAGAACGGCCGACCGCCGGAGGGGTTCGGGCGATCGTATAAGATGCAGCGGGCGTTCGAGGAGTCGATGCCGAAGGCCGGCTTCGCCTTCCGCGACTATGACGGCGAGGCCCTCGTCGTGCGCACGCACATCGAGGAGCGCGAGTGGCGCTTTGGCACGGGGCTGTTCATGTGGCTGTCCTGGTTCTGCGCGCCGAAAATCTCACGCTCGCTCCACCTGGAGTTCAGCGGCGAGACCGGCTCCCGCAAGGGGTCATGGAAGGGCGGCACGCTCGGGCACGGCATCGATATCGCCGTCGGCGAAACGCCGGAGGCTGCGTTCCGGCGGTACTGCCTGGCGCACGACATGACGTTCGTGGGGCCGGTCGATGCGGCGACGCTGGCGCAGGCGTTCGCGTGTCGCGATCGACCGTCTGCGGAGAGCCCCAAGGCGGAGGCCGGCGCATGAAGGCTGAAGACAAGATCTTGGGGCTCGCGCCGCTCTACCACAATCTGCGCCTCAATCGCGCGCAGGCGATCACGGCCGTCGTCATGCGCAAGCTCTACGCCATCGTCGACAACCCCGGCGAGGTCGCGGACGTCGTGCTTGAGACGCTGCACGGGCTCGGCGTCGACTTCGTCACCGACGATGACCGCCGCGCCGCCGGGCTGCCGCCGCGCGACGGCTACGGGCTGAACGCGATCGAGCTGCACGCGCTTGAGCAGAAGCGCATCGAGCTCTTGACCCGCCCGCCGGCGCCGATCGTCGTGAACGCGGAGCGCCTCGACGAGGTGCGGATCCTGTGGGGCTCCACGTCGATCAGCACCGAGCTCGCCGAGCGATTGAAGGGCGAGGAGGAGGGGACATGAGCCTCCTGTGCCGCATCCTCGGCCACGACTGGCGGCTTGTGTTTGCGTGGCGCGTTCGCGATGGCGCGTGCGGCCTCGAGATATCGGAAGGCAAGCCAGGCGACACGCTTGCGGAAATCTACGCTCAGACCCATGGCTTCAAACGCGCCGAGCGCGTCGATGACGAGTGTGCGCGGTGCAGGGCGAGGAGTCCGCCCAGCGTTAAACTTTCGCGCGCATTTACGCCTCGCTAACTGCTTCGGGCGCTCCCGCTCGCGCATGCAGACATCGCAAGCTGGCCTGATCGCACAGACCGCATCAGGCTTTCGCGCGTCCCGCCACTGGCGCCGGACGCCGTCGCTCGCCGCGCGCCAGGCCGCGCGCCTGTTCGGTCTCATCGTCGGCGAACGCCCCGAGCTCGTGTGGGAGACGAAGAAGGGGCCGCGCACCGTCCAGCTCTTGCGCCACCTCGTCGCCCACTTCATGCGCGAGGAGCTCGGCTACGCGCAGATCGACATCAAGACCGCGCTCGGGCGTCACCACTCCACCATCCTGCACTCGCACCTGGCCGTCTGGCGCATGCGCGAGGATCCGCGCGTCGACGCCCTCATCGCCCGCGTGCGCTGGGCCTGGGTGGATACCGCGCCCGCCGACCTCGCCGAGTTCAGGCTGCGCGCGCGCGCCTTCCGCGCCGCCTACAGGCGCCTCACCGCCGACGCCGCCCATAAGCTCGTGGACGCCGAGCTCGCCGAATGCCTGGCCGCCGCCGCCGATGCGGCCCCGATAGGGGAGGAGGCGCCCGCCTTGCGCGAGGCCTTCGAAGCGCCGCGCCCGACCACGGCCGTGCCGGTCATCGATCTCCATCCCGCCGAGGCGATCCTCTCGCACGCGCCGGCCATCACCAAGCTCATCGGCGCGCCGGCGTTCGAACATGCGCCCACGCTCGCCGGCGGCATCCGGCTTTCGTTCTCGGCCAAGACGCTGCGCGAGCGGATGGAATCCGCGCTCACGGCCGCGGCCGCCATTCTTGATCGCGCGGGCTTTGTCGCCACGACCGACGGCGTCTATGCCGACGGCGCGCCGCGCAATAAGCGCGAGGCCGTCACCTATCGGGGCGTGCTGCGCGTGGCGCCTGCGCGCATGGTCGGGATCGCTGCGGCGATCGGGCTCTTGTTCGGGGGCGCGGCTGTCCCGCCGGACCTCAACGTCGGGGTGGAGCTTGAGGCGGTTTAGGCCTCAATCCGCACGCCCGTCGGCGCATCCACCTTGGCGATGCAGAAAGGCCGACGCACTCCATGGACCCAGCCGCCCTCAACTCATTGCTGCTCGCGGCGCTGACTGGGGCTCTCGGGGTGATCGGAACGCTGCTCTTGCGCAAGGACGACCGCCAGCACGCGTCCGCGACCAAGGCCGACGACGTCATGCACCGGCAGGACGTGGATCTCTCGATCCTGCAGGCCAACGTCAACCTGCTGATGTCGGACCGCACACGCGGCGTCGATATCGACAGTCGCGTCGCAATGCTCGAGGCCTGGCAAAAGCTCTACGCCCCGCGCATCGACGAAGCCCACGAGGGCCTGCGCGCCGTCGCGATCATGGGGGAACGCATCAAGACGCTGTTCTCCAAGTTCGACGACCTCTCGCGCGCAGTGGCGTCGCGCGCCATCGTATGAAGCCCCCCGCGCCGGGGGAAAGTCTCACGCCTTCGCCAGCGCCGCGTTCGGCCTGGTTCTATCGCTACGTCCCGCACGCGCGGGTCGCCGCCTATGTTGCGCTCGGCTGGCGCGACCTCGGTCCCTGCGTCGGGCCCGGCGGCTTCTACAGCGCGCTCATGCGTTGGGATGGCGACAACCCCCAGGAGCCTGCATGACGAGTAAATTGGCCACGCGCGCACGCGCGAGGGCGCCCGCCGATCTGTCGTGGCCAGCCGCGGAGATCCAGCACGAGCCGGTCGAGAGCCTCATTCCATACGCCCGCAACTCGCGCACCCACACCGACGACCAGGTGGCGCAGATTGCGGCGTCCATGCGCGAGTTCGGATGGACGATGCCGGTGCTGATCGACGAGGAGGGCGGCATCATCGCCGGCCACGCCCGCGTCCTGGCGGCGCGAAAGCTCGGCGTCGCGGTCGCGCCCTGCGTTGTGGCGCGCGGCTGGAGCAAGGAGAAGAAGCAGGCCTATGTCATCGCCGACAACAAGCTCGCCGAAAACGCGGGCTGGAACGTCGCGATGCTGAAGCTCGAGGTCGGCGAGCTCGCCAGCGCGGGCTACAAGCTCGAGCTGCTCGGCTTTGATCCCGACGCTCTGGCGGCGCTCTTGGCGCCGGATGGCACGCAGGGCCTCACGGATCCCGACGCCGCACCGGCGCTCCCGACCGATCCTGTCTCGCGCAAGGGCGATCTGTGGCTGCTCGGCCGCCATCGCATCCTGTGCGGCGACTCCACTGTCGCCACCGATGTGGAGCGCGTGCTCGCCGGCGTGAAGCCGCACCTGATGGTGACGGACCCGCCCTATGGCGTGGAGTACGATCCGTCCTGGCGGGCAAAGGCCGGCGTCGGCTCGGCGAACGCTGCGATGGGGAAGGTCGAGAACGACGACCGGGCTGACTGGCGCGAGGCCTGGGATCTGTTTCCGGGCGATGTCTGCTACGTCTGGCATGGCGGGCTGCACGCCGGCGTCGTCGCCGAAAGCCTCGCCGCCTCACGCTTCCGGCTGCGGGCGCAGATCGTTTGGGTGAAGACCCGCGCCGTGCTGTCGCGCGGGCACTACCACTGGCAGCACGAGCCCGCGCTCTACGCGCAGCGCGAGGACACCGACGACCAGTGGCGCTTCGTGCCGGAGCACGAGCTAACGGGCTACGCCGTGCGCGACGGGGCGACCGGGCATTGGGCCGGCGATCGCAAGCAGTCGACCGTGTGGTACATCGAGCACCTGAAGTCCGAGACCGGGCACGGGACGCAGAAGCCGGTCGAGTGCATGAAGCGCCCGATCGAGAACAACTCGTCGCCCGGCCAGGCGGTCTATGAGCCGTTCTCCGGCTCGGGCACCACGATCATCGCGTGCGAAATGACCGGCCGCTCGGCGCACGCCGTCGAGCTCAGCCCGGCCTATGTCGACGTGGCGGTCGAGCGCTGGCAGGCCTTCACCGGCAAGAAGGCGACGCTCGAGGGCGACGGTCGATCGTTCGATGAGCTGAAGGCTGCGCGCGGCGTCAAAGCGCCTGGCGCGACCCCGGCGGCCGCGCCGCCCGCCGCCGCCAAGCCCGCAAAGGCGCCGGCGAAGAAGCCGGCAGGGAAGGGGGCGTCGCGTGGCAAGGCCTGAGCACGAACCCACCGCCGAGCAGCGCCTGCTCGTGGAGGCGCTCTCGGCCTACGGCGTCACGCACGACCTCATCGCCGGCATGATCGGGATCTCGGACGAGACGCTGCGCAAGCACTATCGCCGCGAGCTCGACTACGGCCTGGCGAACCTCACGGCCAAGGTCGCGAATTCGCTCGTGCAGAAGGCGCTGTCGCAGCGGGCCGACGCGGTGAACGCCGCCAAGTTCTTCCTGCAGGCGCGCGCGGGATGGGCGACCGAGCAGCGCCACACCGTGAACGTCACGCACGACAACCGCGTGCTCGAGGCGTCCAAGCGCATCAGCGAGCGCCGCTTGGCGCTGCTCGCGCCGGCCCCCGACGCGATGCAAGAGGACGAGGATGGAGACGGCCTCCCAAACTGACGAGGGCTTGAGCGAGGAGGACTGGCGGTTCCTCACGCAGGCGCCGGAAGGGTTCGACATTTACGCCGAGACCGCGCTCGTCATCCGCACGAAATCCGGCGCGCTCGAGCCGCTCGTGTTCAACGCCAGCCAGCGGTTCGCGAACGCCGAGCTTGATCGCATGCATGCCGAGATCGGCTATGCGCGCGCGATCATCCTTAAGGGCCGCCAGCAGGGAATTTCGACGGACCTTGGCGCCCGCGGCTACCGCAAGGCGACCAACTCCCAAGGGGTGCGCGCGCTCGTGATGGCCCACAAGAAGGAGGCCGCGGTCGCGCTGTTTGAGATGGTGCGGCGCTTCCACGACAATTGCCCGGCGGAGCTGCGGCCCGAGACGTCGACCGACAGCGCCAACCAGCTCGACTTCCCGCGCATCGACGGGGGCTTTCGCGTGGCCACCGCCGGCGGCACCGGCGTCGGGCGCGGCTTCACGTACCAGTTCGCGCATCTTTCGGAGTTCGCGTTCTGGACAAACGCCGAGGAGAACCTCGCCGGCATCCTCGAGGCGATGCCGTCCGAGCCCGAGGCGATGAAGGGCACCGAGGCCGTGATCGAGTCGACGGCCAACGAGCCGGGCGACGCGTTCCACCGGCAGTGGAAAGCCGCCAAGGCGGGGCTGTCGATGTTCCGCGCGATCTTCATCCCCTGGTACGTGCACGAGGAGTACGCGATGGCGCCGCCCGACGATTGGCGCCCGAACGAGACCTTCGCCGCCTATCAGGTGCAGCACCGGCTCTCCGACGCGCAGCTCTATTGGGCCTTCATCAAGAACCGCGAAATGGCGGTTCTGCGCGGGCAGGATCCCGAGGCGTTCTGCTCGGCCTTCCAGCGCGAGTATCCCGCCACCGACGAGGAGGCGTTCGAGGCCGCGGGCAACGACATTACGCGCATCTTCCCGCGCGAATGGGTGATGGCGGCCGTCGCCCGCTGGCGCGCCAATGCGGGCAAGCCGCGCGAGCCGATGGTGGCGAAGGGCGTCGACGTCGCGCAGGGCGGCGCCGACAAGACGGTCGACGTCTCGCTGCGCGGCCGGCGCTTCACCGTCGAGGCCGATCTGCCTGGCGCTGTCACCACGGACGGGCCCACGGTCGCGGCCGGCGTGATGAAGACCACGCGCGATCGCCCGACCATCGCCGTCGACACGTCAGGCGGGTGGGGCGGGGATGCGCTCACGCAGCTGAAGCAGTGGGGCCAGAACGCGATCGGCGTGAATTCCGGCGCCGGGTCCGACTACAAGGCCAAGTCAAAGGTCATCGGCGAGGACGGCAAGGAGCGCGCCGAGGTGCTGTTCGGCATGCGCAACATGCGCGCCGAGCTCCACTGGCGCTTCCACGAGGCGCTCAACCCCGAGAGCGGCGAGGATCTCGAGCTTCCCGACGACCCCGAGCTGATCGAGGAGGCGCTCGCTGTCACGTTCGAGGTCACCTCCCGCGGCCTGCAGGTGGAGAGCAAGGACGATCTGCGTCAGGCCGAGCGTCTCGGCCGCTCCACCAACAAGCTCGACGCGGTGCTGCTCGCCTGGCACGCCGCGCGTCTCGCGCGCGAGCGGCTGGCCCGCGAGGCCAAAAAGTCAAAGCCCGACCCCGGCGCCAACGGCTCGGGCGGCGGCGGCTCCTGGATGGGCTGACCTCAATCCGCGCCAGCGCCGCGCGCGCGATCTTCCCGGCGCATGCAGTACGCGCCATCCGGATCGACTGACACCGCGCCCGACGCCGGCGAGACCGCCGCGCCGGATCTGTCGGCGGTGCTGAAAGAGGCAAAGGAAGGCTACGCCAAGGCCGAGGAGCGCGACCAGCACAACCGCGTCGCCATGCTGGAGGACATCAACTTCCGCGCCGGCGAGCAGTGGCACGCGACCGACAAGGCAAAGCGCGAGAAGGCCGAGCGCCCGACGCTCACGATCAACCAGACGCCGGTGATCGTGAACCAGGTGATCGGCGACATCCGCAAGAACCAGCCCTCCATTCAGTGCACGCCCGGCGACGGCGCCGCCAATGCGAGCGCAGCCCTTGTGTTCGAGGGCCTCATCCGCTCGATTGAGCGCCAGTGCTCGGCGCACGACACCTATATCGGCGCGGCTGAGCAGGCGGTGATCGGCGGCATCGGCCACTGGCGGCTGCGGCTCGATTGGGCCGCGCCCGACTCCTTCGACCTCGACGTCAAGATCGAGCACATCCCGGATCCGTTCGCGGTGCTGCGCGATGCGCCGGGCATGCGCGGCAATGGCGCCGACGCCAAGCGCACCTGGGTCTACGAGGAAATTTCCTGCGAGGAATTCGAGGAGCGCTTCCCCGACGCGACGCCTTCCAATTGGGCTGTCTCGCAGCCGGTGTCGCAGCAATCGCGCCAGACGACGTCGAAGCCGAAGACCGTCACGCTCTGCGAGTACTGGCGCGTCGAGGAGGACGCCGTCGAGCTCGTCAAGGTCGTGCACGACCAGGCGTGGTTCGACGACTACGGGCGCCCGCAGCCGCCGACCGGCGCCGAGGCGGTGCTGCACTCGCCGACCATGGAAGAGCGCGCGTTGATGCGCCGTCAGGGCTGGAGCGAGGTCGCGCGCCGTCCGGGCAAGAAGCGCCGCATCGTGGCCTATCTGCTTGGCGGCGACAGCGTGCTCGCCGGCCCCGTCGAATGGCCGGGCCAGCGCATCCCGATCTTCTCCGTGAAAGGGCAGGAGATCGCCATGGGCGCGGGCGTCGTCATGCGCCACGGCCTCATCCGCTTCTGCAAGGACGCGCAGCGTCTCTACAACTACGCCCGCAGCGCCGACGCCGAGACCTACGGGCTGACGGCGAAGGTTCCGTTCATCATCGCGGCCGAGCAGATCGCCGGCTACGAGAGCGAGTGGGAGCTCGCGAACAAGTCGCCGCGGCCCTACCTTCGCTACAACCTGCAGCGCGACGAAGACGGCCAGGTCATCAACGCGCCGAAGCCCGGGCGCGAGCCCCCGGTCGGGACCAATCCCGCGCTGATGGCGATGGCGGCCTCGGCGCAGGAAGATATCCGCGCCACCACAGGCATCTACGCCGTCAATGTCGGCGCGCCCTCGTCGGAGAAGTCGGGCGTCGCCATCGATGCGCGAGACCGCCAGGCCGACACCGGCACCTTCGTCTATGTCGACAACCTCCTGTCGACGATCGAGGCGACGGGCCGCGAGCTCATCAACCTCATTCCGATCTTCTATTCGGCGCGCCGCCAGATCCGCATCCTCGGGCGCGACGACGTCGCGGCGATCGTCGAGCTCGAGCGCGAGGGCATCGACCTCAATCGCGGGCGCTACGACATCATCGTCCAGACCGGCCCCGCCCACGCCACCGCTCGCAAGGAGGCGGCCGAGGGCATGCTCGAGATGGCGAAGATCGTCGAGCCGCCGTTCCGCGTGCCGCTCATCACCCGCGTCGCCAAGGCCCAGGACTGGCACGACGCCGAGACGCTCGCGCAGGAATTCCAGCAGATCGCGGCCGCCATGGGCATGCCGGGCGCCGCGCCCGCGCCTGGCGCGCCTGGCGCGGTCCCTGGCGCGCCTGCGCTCCCCGGCGGGCCCCAGCCTGCCGCGCCCTCGCCGATGGCCCCGCCTGCCGCGCCTGGCGCGATGGCGGCCGGCCCCGGCGGCGTCCCGAACATCCCGGGCATCCAGCTCCCGCCGGAGCTGCTCGCCAGGATCCCCCTTTCGCCCGGAGCCGCGCCCGCCGGCCCCGGACGCGTAGCGCCGAACGGCGCGCGGGCATGAGGAGCATCTGACCACATGAGCAACGAAGCATCGGGCGCGCCGGCGACGGCGGCCCCTTCAGCGCCAGAGCTTCAGCCGTCGCAGGGCGCGACGGTTGATGGCGGCGTTGTCGACACCCCCGCCCAGCCTGCAGAGCCGAGCGCGCCGGCGTCGGGGGAGGGGGCTGCGCCCGCTCAACCCCAACAGCCGGACCCGCGTTCGCCGAATGGTCGCATCTCGCACTATTCGAGGCTCGCGCAACAGGAACGCGAAGGGCGCTTGCGCGCTGAAGGCGAAGCGGAGGCGCTGCGAAAGCTCGTCGCCGCCGGCCAGCAGCCCCAGCCCGCGCCCGCGCCTGCAGAAACGCAGGCTCCCGCCGGTCCTGTCGAGCCCGATCCTTCCGATCGGGCGAAGTATCCGCTCGGCGACATCGACCCCCAATACTTCCGGGACATGGTCGACTACGCCGCGGATCTGAAGGTCGCCAAGGCCTTCGAGACGCGCGACCAGCAGGCAAAGGAAGCAGAGGCCAGCGCCGCGCTCACCACGCGCGTCGAGGTCGCCGCGCAGGCGTCGATCGAGGCCGGCTACGACGCCGGCGCCGAGTTCCTGCGCACCGCGCCCATGGACGTCCCTGAAGTTCGCGAAGTCGTCGAGGATGTCCTCTCGACGAAAAACGCGGGCCTCGTGGCGGCGTACTTCGGCACCCACGTCGATCAGTTCAAGCAGATCGCGGCGCTACCCACGCGCCAACGTCTGCAGGCGATCTATCTCGTGGACGCCGAGATGGGAAAGCGCGTCGCTTCCGCGCCTTCGACGGCCCAACCCGCTCCGTCCGCTCAGAACGGTCAGCCCGCTCCCACACAACCCGCGCATGCGCCCACGCCCGTCATCACCGGCGGCGGCGGCGCAGCGCCCATCGGTCCACCTCCGGAAGGCGACATGAACGCCTACCGGGCATGGCGCGAGAAAGCCTTCGGCTGATCGCGCAACGGGGAATTAGCACGTGGCAAACAACCTGCTCACCAATGCGATCATCTGCCAGGAAGCCCTGGTGGTGCTCGAGAACAACCTCATCTACGCGAACCTGATCCACCGCGGCTATCAGGACGAGTTCGCGAAGAGCGTGAACGGCTACACGGTCGGCTCGTCGGTCTCGATCAAGCGTCCGCCGCGCTACACCTTCCGCTCCGGCCAGGTCGCCTCCGACCAGGACACGACGGAAGGCACGGTCGCCCTGACTCTCGACCAGTTCGGCGGCGTCGATCTCGTCTTCACCGAGACCGACCGCACGCTCAACCTCAAGGAGTTCAGCGAGCGCATCCTGAAGCCGGCGATGTCGCCGATCGCGTCCGCGGTCGATCTCAGCGTCGGCGCGCTCTACAAGGACGTGTGGAATTGGGCCGGCACGCCGGGCCAGACCATCGACTCCTATGCCGACTATCTGAAGGCGACGTCGCGTCTCACGCAGACCGGCGTGCCGATGGAAGGTCGCACGGGCGTCCTGTCGGTCGACGACCACGCAGCGATGATCGCGGCGATGTCCACGCTTACCGCCGACAGCGTCGTGAAGACGGCGCTGCAGGCCGCCAAGCTGCCGGGTCTCGGCAACACCGAGATCTATCAGTCGGCGAACGTCCGCAACCACACGGTCGGCACGAAGGCGGGCACGCCGCTCGTCAACGGCGCCGCGCAGAACGTCACCTACGACTCGGTCAAGGCGACGTACCAGCAGTCGCTCATCACCGACGGCTGGACGGCTTCCTCGGCCATCCTGAAGCAGGGCGACGTCTTCACGATCGCCAACGTGTACGCGGTCAACCGCGACTCGCTGGAGACGCAGACCTTCCTGCAGCAGTTCGTCGTGAAGTCGGACATCTCTGCGGACGGCTCCGGCGACGCGACGCTGACGATCAGCCCGCCGATCATCACGTCCGGCGCGCAGAAGACGGTCTCGGCCGCGCCTGCGGACAACGCCGCCATCACCGTGCTCGGCACGGCGTCGACGGTCTATCCGCAGAACATGGTCTTCCGGAAGGAGTTCGGCGCGCTCGCGTTCGCCGAGCTCGAGAAGCCCATGGGCGCCGTCAACCCGGAGCGCGTCACCGACCCGCGCACCGGCATGTCGATCCGCATGATCCCGTACTACGACGGGACCAACAACGTCTCGCGGATCCGCCTCGACGTCCTGTGGGGCCTCAAGGCGATCAACCCGGATCTCGCGTCGCGCGTCTCCGGCACCTGAGCGTGAGGGAAGGGCGGGGGCTTCGGCTCCCGCCCCGACCTTTCCGCGCTCGTTCACCCTCTCACACAAGGCGCTCATCACATGCCGCTTCCCACCGCATTCCCGGCGTTCATCTACAAGAAGGGCGAGGGCGTTTCGTCCGGCCTGCTCGTGCACTCGGCCGAGGAAATCCCGGCGGGCGGCGACTGGACGGATGCGCCCACGCACAACGACCGCGACGCCTTCGGGCATGGCGCGGCGAAGACCGAAGCGAAGGCCCCCGACACGAGCGAGGCCGACGCGCTGCGCGACGAGATCGCGACCAAGGACAAGATCATCGCCGACCAGGCCGCGCGCATCGAGGAGCTGGAGAAGCTGCTCGAGACGATCGGCGACGCTGCGGACAAGGCCGAAGGCGTGGACGCCGCCAAGGGCGACGCCGGTTCAGCCAAGGCGACCGGCGGCAAGGCCGCGAAGAAGTAACCCACCGCACCGAGCGAGGCCCGCATGACCGAAATCGCCGCCACCGACGTGCAGTTCGCACAGAGCGCCGTCTTCTCCTGGCGCCTCGGCGCTGACGCTGTCGGCGCGCCCATGCGCGCCGGCGCCATGCGGGACCGCTCGCTGCAGATCGCGCGCGTCCCGAGCGGCGCGACCGTCATCGTCGAGGGCACCAACCAGCTCGACGCCAACGGCGCGCATCCGCCCACGGATGCCACGTGGGAGACGCTGCACGCCGTCGACGGCACGCTGCTTTCCTCGAGCGCCGTCGGCCTTTGGCAGATCCTCGAGACGCCGGTCCACACCCGCGTGCGCACGACGGGCGGCGACGGGTCGACGGATGTCGAGGTCATCATTCACGCAGGAAGGACCGCCCGATGAGCAAGGATCTCATGCCGATTCCGGAGGCGGTCGCCGAAGGCCGCAAGGCGCTGGCGATCTTCCGCGGCGTCTCGCGCATCGTGGAGGCGGGCGAGGCGGTCATGGCGGCGCACGCCGACCTCGAGCGCGTCAGGCGCGACGTCGCAGCCGAGCAGAAGCGCGCCGAGGATCTGAAGGCGCAGAACGGCGCAGTGGATCGCGAGATCGCAATCGCTGAGGACCGCGCCAAGGAGATCGTCGATCGCGCCGAGGCGCGCGCCAAGGACTCGGGCGCCGAGGCCGCGCGGATCCTCGATCGCGCCGAGGCGCGCGCGAAGGAGATCGTCGCCAGGGCCGACGCCGACGCCAAGGCCAAGATCGACAGCGCGGCCGCCCGCGTCGCCGAGCTCGACGCCGACATCCGCGCCGCCGACCAGCGCGCCGAGACCGCGAAGGAAGTCGCCGCCGAAGCCGAGGCCGAGGCCAAGCGCATCGAGTCTCGCCTCGAGGGCTTGCGCGCAAAGGCGCGCGAAATCGCGGGGGCGTAAGGGCAGGGCATGTCCGCGCAGGGCTCCACCACGATCGACTTCGGCGCGTTCCCCGGCGACACGAATGTGTCGAAGGCGATCACGGGCCAGAGCGCGATCGAAGCGGGCGCGCTCGTGGACGCCTGGCTTACGCCGGCGGCGACCGCCGATCACTCAGCCGACGAGCACGTCGTCGACGGGCCGACGATCCTCGCCGGCTCAGTCGCGGCGGGCGTCGGCTTCACCATTTTCGCAAAGGCCAATGACGGGCGCGCCTGGGGTGTGTGGTCCGTCTCGTGGGTCTGGAACAATCCCCCCGCGTAGGAGAGCGGCATGTCTGTCATCGTGAAGGGCGGGACGAGCGGCGTCGACCAGGATGTCGACTCCACGCCGAAGGCCGCGCGCGGCATCCTGTACGGCCCCGACGGCGCTGTCATCTTCCGCAAGAAAAACGATGCCTTTGGCGCCGCCGAGTATGGCTTGCCGGTAGGCGGGTCCAATGACGGCGACTTCCGCCCGATCCGCGTTGACCGCACGGGCGGCGTGGCGTCCTCCAAGTATCGCCCGATCGCGTCCTACAACCTCTACACGGCGGCGCTGCCGCCGGCATGGCTGAACCCGGTCGCGACGTTCACCGCCACGCACGCGCTCGCCACCGGCACGTTGCTGAACGCCGCCGCCACCGGCGCGGTGTCGTCGCACGCTTCGCTGATCTCGATGAAGCCGCTGACGAAGATGCAGCGCGCGCCGATCTTCTCGCGCCACCGTGCGCGCCTCATCAAGGGCGCCGCGAACGGACAAGCCGACATCGGCATTTCGTCGTCGCAGGCGCCCGCCGCGACGACCCTCGCCAACGGTTTCGTGTTTCTCTACGGCGCTGACGGCACGCTGAAGCCGACCGTCTATCAGAACTCGAACGTGATCGCGCAGGGCACGGATTTTGCCTCGCTGATCACGGCGAACCCCAGCAAGTATTATGTCTGGGGCGTCTTGCTGGACGACGATAACGTCACTTTCGTCTGCCAGGATCCGACGACGGGCGAGATCATCAATGAGCAGACGCTTCAGATCAACGATCTGGACCCGCGCTTCGGGCAAAGCGCCTATTGGTTCCAGCATGCGCGCACGTTCGTCACGTCCGCCGCCGCAAACGTCGGTCTCGCCACGCAGGTCTATGTCGCCGACAGCCAGTTAGGCATGCTCGACATCGACGAGGGCAAGCCGTGGCAGGACGTCATGGCCGGGCTTGGGCAGGGGACGGTCGTCAACCCGACGATTGCGCTCACGCAGCTTGCCAACTACGCCAACTCGGCCGCTCCCGCCTCGGCGACGCTCTCGAACACGGCGGCGGGCTACACGACGCTCGGCGGCCAGTTCCAGTTTGCGGCGGTGGCCGGCGCGGAAACCGATTATGCGCTCTTCGGCTTCACCGTGCCGACCGGCGTCTCGCTGCATGTGGATTCGATCACCATCGATGCGATGAACACCGGCGCGGCGGTGGCGACCACGGAGACGTGGCTGCAGTGGTTCATGGGCGACGCTGCGGCGGTGACGCTGGCGGCGAACTCCTTCCGCCGCACCCTTGGCAATCAGGTCTTCCCGATCGCCGCGGCGATCGGCGCGCAAGCGACGCCGCTTGTCCGGCAGTTCCGCACGCCGTTCGTCGTTCACGGCGGGCGCTTCTTCCATATCGGCCTGAAGATGCCGCGCGGCACGGCGACGGCTTCGCAGATCATCCGCGGCGTCATCGATGTCGGCGGCTATTTCGAGTAGGAGACTCCCATGACCGATCCCGTGACGCTTTCCGGCGGCCCCAAGGGCGGCGACATTGTCGAAGGGCAGGGCTGGGCTGACGGCACGATCCGGCAGTTCGACAACGCTTTCTATCGCCGCGTTGGCGCTCTGGCCGTGTTCGTCGGTGAAGCTGGCTGATGGGCCTGCTGCTCATCGTCGCCGCGCAGAACCAGAACCCGATCGTCTCCTTCGTCGGCGGGATCTACGAGACCTTCCGCCGGCGCTGGCGACGCTAATCCGCCGACGCGCGCCATCGCCTAGCCTCTGATGCTTCACGGAGCATGCGATGGCGACCCTTCGGGCGACGATCACTCTGGCGCTGCGGCGCCTTGGCGTATTGGGTCCGGGGCAGCGTCCCGACGCACAGCAGGAAGAGGACGCGGTCGCCGCGGCGAACCGGCTCCTTCGCGGCCTTGTGGGGCTCGGCGTCTCCCATCCCGTGCGCCACGTCGAGACCGACCAGTCCCTGCAGCTTTCGCCCGACTGGCCCGCGACGCGCATCCTGTGCACCGTCGGCGGGCTCACAATTGCACTGCCGCCGCGCGCGGCTGACGGCGCGCGCATCATCATCCTCGACGTCTCGGGCGCCGCCGCCGCCTCGCCGATCACCGTCACGAGCGACGGCGTGAAGATCGAGGGCGCGGCGAGCCCGCTTTCGCTCAACACCGCCGGCGTCGATCGCGCGCTCATGTTCCGCGCCGATCTCGGCGACTGGCGCCGGATCTCGGACCTCACGATCGACGACGTCCTGCCGTTCCCCGACGATCTCGAGGACGCCTGGACGCTCATCCTCATGAACGCTTGCGAGAGCGTGTTCGACGCCGAGATGCGCCCGAACGACGCCCGCTTGATCACGCCGGCGATGAAGCGGTTCCGGGCGCGTTACATGGCGCCGATGCCGATGCGTCCGGACTCTGCGCTCGGCGCGACCGGCGGCCCGCGCAACTACGCGGTGATCGCCAACACCGGAGAATTTTCGTCGTGAGCGAGAACCTCATGCGCCTGCAGCGCGCCCTCGCCGAGAAGGGCTTCGTCATGCGTCCGCCGCCGCCGGCGGATCCAATGGCGCGGATGAGCATGCCGGGCTTCGGCGGTCGGGGGCCGATGGCTTCCGCGCCTCCCGCGCCGCAACCCGCGCCGGCGGCCGATAGCGATGGCGATCACGACGCCTCGCCGGAAAGCCCGCACGACGAGGAGTGGGAGCTCATGGACAGCTTCACCCCGCGCGGGCTCGCTGCAGCCGCAGGCGAGGGCGCGCGCTTTTGGGGCGGCGTGCTCGATCCGATCGGCGACGCCGCGCTCGGCCTCGGGCGCAACGCCGTCAATGGCGTGCGTCAGTTCGGCGAGAACATCGCCGCTCGCGACGCCGCAGACCGGCGGTTGAGCGACGCCTACATGCCGCAGATCCGCGCAGCGAACGCCAACACCGAGCGCCTGATGGCGCAGGACAAGATGCTGTCGCGCATGGAGCTCGCCAATGTCGACGAAGCGGAGTCGCGCATGGACGGCCTGCGCGGCCAGCTTGAGGCGCGTCGCCGCGGCGGCGTGCCGCTGTTCACGCCGCTGTCGACGCGTCACCCCGACGACATGACCGACGAGGAGCTGCTGGCCGAGATCCAGCGGGGGAGGGCGATGCAATGACGTCCGAAGAGCTCGCCGCCCTCGAGGAAGCCGCCCGCAAGCGCGGCCTGCTCAATCCCGACGGCTCGGTGCCGCAGACCTTCACGCAAGGCCTCACGCCGTCCGGCGCCCGCGACGCGCTCGCGCGCATCCCGATGGATCTCACCCCGAAGCCGCACGGCACAATGGGAACGATGAACCGGCGCGTATCGCCCGGCGAGGTGCTTGGCGTCATGGCGGCCGACGCGCCGCGGGCCGTGCGGGGCATCCCCAAGGCCGTCGGCGAGTTCCTCGCGCCGATCGGCAAGTACCAGCCTTTCGGCTCGAGCCAGCGCTCGATCGCCGACGCCGATGCGCGCGAGGCCAATGAGGCGCTGTTCAGCGACGACAATCCGAACCTCATCACGGTCACCGCGCCGAAGCGCGACCGCAGCCTTGTGGAGCGCATCGATCTCGCCGCGACGAACGCCGCGGAATCGCCGCTTGCGCAGGTTGGCGGCGTGCTGACGCACGAGCTCACCACCGCGCCCGGGCGGCGCCTGGCCGAGCGCTACGCCGGCATCGAGGCCGCCCTGCAGCGCGGCGACGACGAGTATGCGCGCGAGCTCGCCACGGGCACGACGGCGGACGCCATCTTCCAGGGGCTCAATGTTGCAGGCCTGAGCGCCGCCGGCGCGGCGCGTGCGGCGCCCGAGCTGCGCGGCGCGGAGCTCGGCGAGGACGTGGTGCAAGGCATGCGCGCGCTCGATGCGCCGCCGCCGATCCCGAGCGTCGCGCCCGGCGCCAATCCGTTCGACGGCGTGCATCTGCCGCCCGGCGACACGGCGGACTCGCGCCTCGCCTGGGTGCGCCACGATGTCGAGAGCATGGGCGGCGGCCCGGAAGCCGAGGCGCGCTTCATCGCCAGTCGGACGAAGGATCTCGCCGGCGCACCGGAGCCGTATCGCTCACTGTACGCGGCCGACATCGCGGCGGTGGAAAGCCGCGCCTATCTGCGCGGCGCCCCCGGTCGCGCAAGCGAGGGCATGGCCGAGGCCTATCCCGAGATCTATGGCGCGGCTTCTGTGGATGAGGCGCCGCGCGCGGTCGATCCCGTCGGCGAACGCATCGACATTGCGGGCGTGATGGGTCCGAAGGACGATGGTCGCGCGCTCGCGAACGAAGCACGCCAGGACGCGGGCTTCGACAGGTTTTCGCGGCGCCCGACCGACGACATCAATCTCGACGACCCCGTCGCCTCGATCGAGATGCCGCGCCGGTTTTTCGAGAACACGCCAAACGAGCCCGCCTATACGCCCGTCGGCGTCGGCAACCGCGCGCTCGAAAATCCCGAAGGGTATCCGCGGTCCGACGCGCGCCTCGTGACGCCTGACGGCGACATCGAGCGGGTCGACGGCAACGCCTGGCGCTATGCCGACAGCTCCGGCCCGACCATGATGGAAGGCGGTCGGGCGCCTGTCGCGCCACCGCCCGGCAACGCTCGCAACGGCGCCCCGCAGGCCGACATCATGGCGCGGATCGAGGTCGCGCCGGCAGAGCAGGGCGGGGATGATGTCGCGCAGCAGATCGCGGCGGCGCTCGCCAAGCCCGGCGCGACGTTCCGCTCAGTGGCGCAGGATCTCGGCGTCAGCGTCGGCCGCGTGCAACGCGTCAGCAACAGGGTGCGCGGGCTGCCCGCGCCGGGCGGTCCGCGTCAAGGGGCACGCACCGGGAACGTCGGCGCCGCAGTTAGCGATTCAGCCATGGGGAACGGACCGTGGACGCCCGAGGGCGTCGCGCGGCACGACAAGCGCATGGCTGAAATTGAGGCGCAATGGGCCGAAGAGGCCGAGGCGTCCGCTGCCCGTACGCAGCGACGCGCGACGCCGAAGGACATCATCACCGAGTACAACGACTATCGCGCCGAAGGCATGCGCCCCTTCGAGGCGCGCGACCTTCTGCAAAGCGACTATGACAATCTCGGCGCGTTTCCGGTGACGGCGGCGAAAATTCGCCGTGAAATCCGCGCAGCGCGGGAGGAGGGGCGCCTCTCCGACCTTGCCGGGCGCTTTGGCGTGACCGAAGACGAGCTCGTCTCCTTCGCCGACGACATCGCAACGCCGGCGAATCCGAAATCTCAGAACGGCATTGCGCGTCAGGCCGTGCGCGACGGTCTAAGTCGCGATCAGATCCGCGCGCGAGTCAACGAGCACCGTCAGATGGCGGGCAAGGACGCCATCGGCGACCCCGAGTTCAACGTGATCTACTCGCGCGCGAAAGGCGCCATTCGCGGGGGCCAGGCCGACCTCATGGGCCCGATCATGCTCGGCGGCACGGCCGCGGGCATGATCGCCGCCGCGGGCTCCGACGCGGAGGCGCAGGCCTATCTCGATGACGGCGACGAGGCGCGCGCCATGCGTGAGCGCGGCGAGCGGATGCGCCCCTGGCGCGATCTCTCGCCGACCGATCTCTCCCTTGCCGACGGCGAGCCGATCTTCGACTTCCCGAAGGGCGAGGACTTCACCGACTTCACCGGCGACGAGGCCATGCGCTCGGTCACGCTCGCCAACGGGACGCAGGCCCGGCTGCGCTACTTCAAGGCGCCGGACGGCCGCGCGCTCGGCATGGTCTATGGCGTCAACGGCAACGTGCTGGGCGTCATCGCGCCGGCGCAGGATCACTCGACGAGCACGGCCTTCAGCCCCGCCCCGCGCGACGCCTGGGCGCCGCCGGCCGGGCCCGGACTGCCCTACGCCTATCCGGGCGAAGAGCCCGCGCCTGCCGATCCAGAGCGCAGCGGCCCGAGCATCGAGCGCCTGGCGCTGCCGGCCCTCGGCTATGTCGCAGGGCGTTGGGGCGGGCCGCGCGTCATGCGTGCGCTCGGCGGCGACGGCCGCGCCGTCATGTATGGGGGGCGCAGCGTGTATCCCGCTCTCGGCGCGTTCACCGGCGGCATCGCACAGATGGGTCTTGAGGGAGGCGATCCGGAGGCCTTCGCCGGCGCGGTTCCGTTCATGGCGCTCTCGGCGATCGAGCCGGCCGTGCGCGTTTCAGGCCTCCACACGATGGCCGACGACATCAACCGCGTTTCAGGGCCCGAGGCGCGCATTGACGCCATCACGCAGGCGGGCAGGGCGGGGCTCGACGTCCGCGCCATGGACGCCGCCGGCGCGTTCCCCGCGGGGGTGAACATCGGCCCCTTCGACGTGGAGCCTGCGCTCGCGGCGTTCCGGAAGGATCTGCTCGCGCGCCTCGACGTCGAGCCCGCAATGACGACGCCCGCGCCCGCGCCCTCGCGCGCCGTGGTGCGCGCCGAGCAGCAGCGCCTGCGCGCGACGCCGCCGGGGCCGCTGCGCCTCGAGCAGCTCGACGAAGGCCCTGTGTTCACGCCCGGCCCGCGCGCCATCGCCGGCCCTGTCGCCGAAACGCCGGACGGCGTATCGATCATCCCGCCGCGCCGCGTCGTCGGGCGCATCGAGGACCGCGCGCTCGATCACGGGCCGGTCTATGCGGCCGACGCTGACGTGAGCGCGGCGCAGACCGCCGACCGTCTCGACACGCTCGCGCCGATCGACCTGAACCGTCAGCTCGGCCTGCCGGAGACGGTGCGCGCGCCGACCAATCCCCTGATGCGGATATTCGACGGCGCCGGCGTCGAGATCGCCGACGGGCGCGTCTACTCGCCGATGCACAACCAGGTGCGCATCATGAACGGCGAGGAGCTCGCGCGTCAGGGCCGCGCCTTCGAAGAGGCCCCGCGCCAGATCGAGAGCCAGCGCCCGGCCATGCCGAGCATGACCGGCCCGACGCCGGCTGACGAGCGCCGCGCCGAACGCACCACCGCTGCGCTGATGGCTGACTTCGAGGAGGAGGTGCAGGGCGAGGCCATGCGCAGGGCCGCGGCCATGCTCGGCGACGTCGGCGAACGCCACGCCGCCGAATTCCGCCCGGTGCGGATCGAGCCCTTGCCGCCGTCGACATCGCCGACGCGCGCGCTTGATCTGCCGAACGCCGGGGTCGAGACGACCAACGAGCTCGGCATTTCCACGACCCGACCCATCCGCGTCATCGAAAGCCCGACGCCCGCGCAGGTGGACGAGCTCGCCGCCGAGGGCGGCTTGGCCTGGGGTCGCACCGAGGACGGGCGCGTGTTCGCCTGGCCGTTCCGCGACGGCTTCCATCAGGTGGTGGAGCGGGGGCTCGGGGTCCGGTTCGATCCGGCGTTCGCGAGCCGCTCCGATGACCTCGCCGAAATCGCACAAGTCAAGCGCACCGTGTTCGGCATGGCCGACGACGGCGCGCCGCCGCCGCCAGTTTCGCCGCGGCGGGAAATGTCGCCGGATGAAGCGCGTCAGGACATCGCCCGCCGCACCGACGAAGACCTCGCCGAGGAGCTCGGCCTTGCGCCTGCGTCAGTGCGCTGGCTGCGTGAGAACGGCCGCCTGCCGGAGTACGCCGGCGGCGGCGGCCCGCTCGCGCCGATCGACGGCCTCGCTGGCGCGCCCACGCGCCCCGTGGAGCCGCCTCGGGCGCCCGCAGCGCCTCTCCCCGCGGCCGACCTTGTCGACGCCGCTCCTGGCGCAGGCGCGGCCGCTCCCGGCGGCGTTCCGCCTCGGATGCTTGATCGCATCGATTCCATCTTCGACGCGCCGCCTGCGAACGCCGGCACCGTTGCGCGCGAGAACCCCGCGCTCGAACCGCTGCCGCCGACGCGCGTGGTGAAGGGAAAGACGCTCATGGACCGCGTCGAAGGCCTCGACCGTCCGCGCGGCACGGTGCGCCCGCACTTCGGCGCGTCGGCCGGGCAGGGCGGCTACTCGGCCGCGCAGGTCAAGCAGGCGGCGGAGATCGTCGGCGTGGAGGCGAACGGCGCCCGCCCCAAGGTCACGGACGCGATCAATCGCGCGTTCAAGGCGATGTCGCCGGAAGATCGCGCGGTCGCGATCAAGCGCCTGCGCGACGCAGGCCTCGCGAGCATCCTGATCGGGCTCGGCTCAGCGGCCACGCAGTCGCGGGAGGGGGTTCTCGACCGCATCGCCATGTGAGGGCGCGCGGCGAATGATGATCTTGCCGCCGGACGAAACAAGCGCGAGCAAGACGCAGGCGACTGCAAGGAGCGCGAACGGGCTGAGTGCGAAGCGCACTTCGGGCGTGGACACCAAAAACGCCACGGCCATGAGGAGCGCGACAGCGCCGCCGCCGATCAGCCCGGCGATGACCGCTTCGCGCGCAACCTGACGCGCCTCGGCTTCGGTGGTCGGCAATTTACGCACGGCGCCTCTCCCTGCGCTTGAGCTCTTCCTCGACGAGCCATTCCATCTCGGCGGTGGCGGACCGCCTGTCGGCCTCTGCAAGCCGCATGAAGCGCGCCTTGAAGGCCGGCGTCACGCGGAAATTCAGGGTCGCAGTCTTGTCGTCGGAGGTCGCCATGCCCGCTATGTAATGCGCCGCGCGTTACTGTTCAAGGGGCCATAAGCGAAGAAACGCACTCGCGATAGGCCGCGCCAAACGCGGCCGACAGTCGGTCGTCAGCACGCTCAACGGCGACCATCTGTTGTTCGCGAATTGGTGCGCATTTCGACGCTACCGAATCTGGAACGGATCGCTCTTGCGCCAAGGCGGCGCCTAGCACGTCGCCAAAGGAGGGCTCCGCCTGTGTTGGGGCGGGTCGCAGCTTTTCCTGCGCGATTGCCCGCTCTACCCGCGTGTTGTCTGGCGGGGGGAGGCTTGCGCGCGCCGCGGGAGGCGGGCCGATTGCGTTGTCCGCGCGCGCGCGGCCTTTTTGAATAGCCGCAGCAACGTCCACGTGATCCCAGGCGCTGTAGCCGTCCACCGGTGCCTGCGCCGCAGGCGGGGCGGGCGTCGTCACGCCGACAACGCACACGCCATTCTGAGATGAAGCAGCTCGTCTGCATGCGTCCATCGAGGTCCAGCCGCAGCTTCTATGCCCCGCGTTCGACACCACGCAAAACGTCGTTTGCTGTGCGGAGACCGGCTTGTCGACGAGCGCTGTCGAGGCAAGGATTCCTATCGCAAGAGCCAAGAGCGCCGCCACCCGCATCAATCCGCCTCCTTCAGTCCGCGGCGAAGATGGCCCATCGGCGCGTTGAGCGCCAGTGCTCGGAGCCTGCGCGTTGGACGTCATCCATTCGGGACTCATCCATAGCCCGCGGCGGGGGGCCGACAGCCGCCTCGAGAAGCGCGCCGCGATCGGCGCCCTCGAGGCGGCCTTGTTGGCCATTCCGGACAGCCATGTCGAAACGCCGATTGAGCACCACTTCTCGCCGGGCCTCTATGTCCGCGTGATGCGTATTCCGGCCGGAACGGTCGTCATCGGCAAGATCCACAATTCCGAAAACCTGTTCGTTTTCGTCAGCGGCGATCTGCACGTCGAGACGGAGGACGGCGGGCGTCGGCTGACAGACTTCACAGTGCTGCCCACGCGGCCGGGCGCCAAGCGCGCCGTCGTCGCCTTCGCCGACACGATCGTTCTGAACGTCCATCACAACCCGGACGACTGTCAGGATCTGGAAGAGCTCGAGCGTCGCTACATCGCGCCGAGCTTTGAGGCGCTCGGCGCGAATGCAGGGCCCGCGGGCCAGATCGGAGAAGGCTGATGGCTTGGGGTCTTGTCGCCGCCGGCGTGAGCGCGGCCGCCAGTCTCGGAGGCGCCGCGATGTCGGCGAGCGCGTCGCGACGCGCGGGAGAACAAGCGGCGCAATCCGCCAGCGCGGCCTCCGCCGCCGAGCAGGATGCGGCGCGGCGCGCGCTTGATCTGCAGCGCGAGCAGTATCGCAACGCATGGGGTCTGCTCGCGCCGGCGGCGCGCGATGGCCGGCGCGCGCAATCCTACGTCAATTCCATTCTCTATGGCGGACGCGGGGCGACGCCTGGCGCTGCGGTTCCGAAGGGCACGCAAGCCGGCAAGCCTGCGCCGACGGGATCTGCAGGCGCTGAAGGCGCAGCCGCGGCCACGCCCGCACCGACGCCCGATTGGGATGCTTACGAGGCGCAGTGGCGCCCGACGACGCTCAACAACCCGACCTCTCCGTTCTTCGCCTATCTCGCCGCGCATCCGGACAAGTCGTGGGGCGAAAATTTCTACGATTGGTCCGGCGGGCGTTACGGCGCGCCGCAGATGACCGATTACGCCGACACCAACCAGGCGATCCTCGACCAGTACGGCGACCTCATGGGCGACACGCCCACCGCCGATCTCGGCGACGTCATGGGCGATTATCGCAACACGCCCATGTACCAGATGAGCGAGGACGCGATCGCTGCCGACACGGCGGCGTCCGATCTCGCCACGTCGAAGGCGCTCGAGGAGTTCATGCACCGCGCCGGCGCGTCCGGATCGGCGATCTCCGGCAACGCGCTGCGCGGCACGGCCGACATCCGCAACGAGTACGGCGTCGGCAATGCGCAGAGCGCGGCCGCGCGTCGCGCGTCGACGTTCGGCGGCTGGTTCGATCAGCTGCAGGGGCAGGCGGGGATCGGCCGCGATGCGACGTCCGGCATGGTGTCTGGCGGCCAGACCTTCACGAACAACGCTTCGAACCTCATCACCTCGCAGGGCGACAGCGCCGCGCGCGCCATCACCGCCGCCGCCGACGCGCGCGCCCGCGGTCAACTCGGCGCGGCGCAGGCCTGGGGCAACGGGATCAACGGCGCGATCACAGGCGTCACGTCAGCCTGGGATATCTACAACCGGAGCAAGACGCCGACGCCCGTGGCGACGCCGACGACCGCCAACATCCAGAACGCCTACTGGAAGGGCTGAGCGATGCCGAGCGCGTGGGATTACATCGACATTCCCGGATCGATCGAGAAGGGACGCCAGATGGGCGCGCAGACCTGGGGTCGCCGCCAGCTGCAGCGTGGCGACTATGAAGGCGCGGCCGCGACCGTCGCGCCCTACAATCCCCAGCTCGCCGACGCCTGGACGCAGCTTGGCGAACAACGACGCGCCCGGGAGGAAAAACGCCAGGCGGAGTCCTTCGACCGCGAGGTGACGCCGATGATCGCGCGCGGCGACGTCGCGGCCGCCACCAATCTCGCCGTCACGCGCCGGCGTCCGTCGGCGACTGTCGTGCAGCTCATGGAGCTCGGGCGCACGATGACGAACGAGAAGCTCACGCGCGCCCGCGAGAACGCCGCGCGCACTGCGCTGGCGCTGCGCCAGATGCAGGGTCTCCCGCCCGAGCAGCGCGACGCGCAATACGCAGCGCTCCGCACGCGCCTCGTCGCCGAGGATCCGACCACCGCGCAGCACCTGCCGGAGGCCTACGATCCGCAGATCTCGACGAACCTCATGATGGCTTCGGTCGACGCGAAGGACGCGCTCGATCTCATCATGCAGGAGCGCAAGGCCGAGCTCGCTCGGGTGCGCACGCTCACGCCCGCGGAGGCGGCCGCTGCCGGCTTCCGTGAGGGCTCGATCGTGCAGGTGAAGCCCGACGGCTCCTATGACGTGGCGCAGGCGCCGCGCGAGCCCGCCGCCGGCTTCGGTTCGGCCAACATCCCTTCGAACATGATCTCGGCCGAGCGCGAGTACGCGAAGGAATGGCGCAACGTCTACAACAACTTCAACGACATCCAGCAGCAGTACAACCGGCTGCAGACGATGGGCGCGCGCGGCGATTCCGCGGGCGATCTCGCGCTCGTCGTCTCCTTCACCAAGATGCTCGACCCGGGCTCGGTGGCGCGAGAAGGCGAAGTCGCGCTCACGCAGTCGACGGCGGGCCTTCTGCAGCAGGTGCAGAACCTCCCGAACACCTGGGTGCAGGGGCGCACGCTGCTCACGCCGACCGTGCGCCAGGCGCTGCTCGCCGCCGGTCGCGAAATGTACGGGGTCTATGAGAAGACCTACCACGACATCGCGAACGACTATCGCGGCACCGCTCAGCAATACGGCTTCGACCCCGAGCGGGTGATGATGGGCTATCGCGCGCCTGGCGGCGGCGCTCCGTCGCCGAACGCGGCGCCCGCGGCGCCTGCGTCGCCCGCCGCCGCGCCGGCGCCGCCCACGCGCGTCTATGCGACGATGCCGCCGGCGAGCCAACACGCCGGCGAATACACAACCAATCACTCCGAGAAGAAGAGCTACTACTCCAACGGCAGCTCATGGGTTGAGGTGCCTTACCAGGCGGGTGCGCGCTGATGGCTGGCGAATGGGTTGTGCACGACGATGAAGCGCCGCCGCGCGAGAAGCGCCGCGAGGGCTGGGTAGTGACGCCTGCGCCGCGTGCGAGCGGGGCATATCAGAACCCCAACTCGCTCTATGAGGACACGATCGAGACGCAAGTTCGCGGTCGCCCGGCGCCGGCCACCGTCCCGCGCGCGCCGGCGCCGAACCTCGCCATGGCGATCGGTCGCTTCTTCACCGGCGAGGGAAACCGCCAGGATGGCGTCGGCGAGATCGCCTACCAGTCGGTGCCGGAAGCGCGCGACCAGCGTTTCGAGGGGCCGCTGTCGCCCGTCGCGAACGCGCTGCCGCGGCCGGTGCGCAACTGGATCGGGGCCGAGCAGAAGGCCGCCGGCGTCGGTCTCGGTTTCTTCCTGAACCCAAACGAGCGCGCCCGGGCGCAGATCATCGAGCGCCAGATTCCATCAGCGCAGTTTCGCCGCGACGAGTACGGAAACCTGCAGGTCCGCTACAACGAGACGCGGCCCTGGGCCTATATCAACAAGCCCGGCGCCTCGGTGGAGGATCTGCAGACCTTCGCCAACGAGATCGGCAAGTACCTGACGGTGCGTCGCCTCACGGGCGGCGCCGCCGCGCCGGTCGGATCTACGCCGCTCGGCACGTCGACAGCCGTCGAAGTCGCGCGCGGCGCGCTCACCAGCACGCTCGGCCAGGGCGCCTCGATGCCGCTCGGCGCGGAGGAGATCAACGCCGGCGACGTGGCGATCTCGGGCGTCGGCGGCGGCGTCGGCAATGTCGTCGGTCACGGCGTCACCTCGCTTGCGCGCAATGCGCCCCCGATCGTGCGCGACGCGGTGACGGCCATCGGCGACCGGCTGCCCGGCGGTCCCGAGCGCGTCGCGGCCCGTCAGGCGTTCGCCGACCAGGCCCAGCAGCGCGCCGAGGAAGTGGCGCGCATGCACGCGCGCTCGATGGTGGAGGCCTATGCGGCCGAGGCCAAGATGACCGGCGAGGCGCTCGAGAAGGCCATCGCCAGCGCCGAGGCCGAGGCGGTCAATGTCGTGCGCGCGCAGTTCGCGCAGGCGCCGGCGTCGGCGGGTCGCGAGGCGCGCAATCTTGATCTGCTCGCGCGGAGTTTCGGCGTGCGCCTGGCGAAGGCGCAGACCGAGGGCGACGCGGCAGGCATGCAGTTTCTCTACGAGGCGGCCGGCGGCATGCACGGCTCGGCCGCGCAACGACAGGCGACGGCGTTCCTGTCGGCGCAGAACCAGGCGCTTCCCCAGGCGATCCGCTCCATCGTGCCGGATGTCGGCGTGACCTCGCCGCAGTCGGCGGTGTCGATGGCGCGCGAGGGCATGGTGCGCGCCCGGGAAGGCGTCAGGGCCGAGGAGAACGCCGCCTGGAAGGCGTTTGACGATGCTTCCGAGAACGTGCGCACCTATGACGTGACGCCGTCGGGCAATCCCGGCGCGGTGACGACCGTGCGCGCGCGCATGCAGGAGGCGCTCGTCGCCGACAAGAAGATGGTCCGCCCGCTCGACGAGAACGGCGCACCGACGGCCCCGCAAATGCTGGCGGAGTTCAAGGAGACCTATCCGCGCGTCGCCCGCGTCATGGCGCTCACTGATCGCATGGCCACCGGCACGAAGGCAGAGGTGCCGCTGCGCGATATCGACCGCGTCGTGCAGCTGAAGCGGTTTATCGACAGCGAATGGGAGGCCGCCGACACCGACGCCGAGCGGCGCCTTCTCACCATGCTTGGCCGGGAAGTGCGCGGCTGGCTCAAGAACCCCCAGGGCGGCTATCGCGCCGTCGAAGGCGGCGGACGCGCGGCGGGATCGCTCAAGGGGCGCGGCGCCGAGGTCACGCACGAGCGCCTGGCCGAGGCGCTGGCCGTCTCGGAGCGCTCGGCCAAGACGTTCCGCGAATCCGATTTCATCCAGCGCATGCTCGACGAGCGCGCGCCGATGACCGACCAGGAGCTGACGACGCGCCTGTTCGGCGGCGGCGAGGCGGGGCTTAACGTATCCTCCGACAGCCTGCGCGCGCTCGAGGCGATGAAGGAGGCGCTCGGGCCCTCGTCGCCGGAGTGGAACGCGCTGCGTCAGGCGGCGCTGCAGCGTCTCACCCGCGGCCTCGACGACGCCATCGCGACGAACCAGACGCCGGCGATCCTGACGACGTTCAAGCGCATCGACGAGGCCTTCCGGCGCAATCGCGAGGCGATGGGGCTGCTGTTCACGCCCGACGAGCTCGCGCGCTTGCGGGAAGCGCAGCGCGTCGTGGCGGCGATGGCGCCCACGCCGCGCAATCCGGCGAACCCCACCAATTCCGGCATCACCGCCGCGCGCGCGACCAAGGGCGCGCTGTCGATGATCGGCGACATGCTGAAGGACGTTCCGGCCGCGAACATGGTGGTCGGCGGCGCGGACGACGCGGTCTCGGCGGCGCGGGTCAATGTCGAGATCGGCGGGGCGGCGAAGCCCGGTTTCAATCTCGCGCGCCGCCTCGCCTCGGCGCTTTGGGATGTCGCTGACGACGGCGCGGGCGCGCCGGTCGGCGCAGGCTACGCCACGGTCGCCGGCCAGGACGGGCAATATCCCCCGCGCTAATCCGCGCCACGGGTGAGGCGGGCATTCTCCCGCCATGGCGACTGGCATCGTGACATTGACGGCGGCACTGCGCGAAATCGGCGCGATCGCCGACGATCAGGCGCCCGACGTCTCGCAGCGCAAGAAGGGCCTCGAGAAGCTCATCCGGCTGCTCGATCGCACGATCGAGGGGTTCTGCCCTGACGGCCTCTATCAGCAGGCCGTGGCCGCCGACGTCACCATCGGGGGCAATGTGCGCGCCCGCGTCACCGGCGGGACCGGCGTCGACATCACGCTGCCGGCGCTGCCAAACGACGGCTGGCGCGTGCAGATCGTCAACGCCTCGGGATCCTCGGTGAACGTGAAGCCGAACGGCCACCTGATCGGCGCGACGGTCGCGACCGCCAATTCGAGCGACGTCACGCTCGCCAGCGGCGCGACGCTCGATCGCTTCTTCCGCCGCGACGTGGGCGCCTGGATCTCGCCGACGGTGACCTCGCTCGCCGACGCGCTGCCATATCCGGCCAATTTCGACGGCGGCTTCGCCACGCAGCTCGCCATGCTCGTGGCCCCCGATTTCGAGCTCTCGGCGCAGGTGACCGAGCTCATGCTCGCCGTCGCGCAGGCCACGCAGGCTGATCTCGACAAACGATACGGCGCGCGCCGTCGGAGGGCGTAGGCGTGGAGATCCCGTTCTTCACGGCGGCCTCGGAGCGCGGCGAGGACGGATTCACCGATATCCGCCTGCAGAACCTCTTTCCGGCCACTGAGCCGCAGCTCCTGAAGCAGCTTGGCCGGCGCGCGCCTTCGCTCACCGACATGCCCGGCTCGCGCCGCTTTGGAAATCTCGGCGCGGATGCGGTGCGGGGGGTGTTCTACTATCCCGGCGGCGGCGCCACGCAGATGCTCGCCGTCGCCGGCACGACGCTGTCGCGCGTCGACAGCGCGGGCGCGGCCACGTCCCTCGGCACGGTCTCGGGAACCGACCGCATCGGATGGGACATGATCCGCGACATCACGCTGATCTGCGCCGACCGGAAGGTCTGGTACCTGGCGAGCTCGTCGCTCACGCAGGTGACCGACGTCGATCTCGGCGACGTGACGGCGATCGCGGCGCTTAACGGGCGCCTCATCGCCGCGCGCGACGCCTCCGACACGTTCGTATGGTCGGACGTGCTCACGCCCAGCACCATCGGCTCGCTCTCGTTTGCGACCGCCGAGGCCTATGGCGACAAGCTCGTGCGGCCGTTCGTGCACGGCCGGCGGCTCTATCTGTTCGGCGAGCGCTCGCTCGAGCTGTGGGGCACGGGGCCTTCCTCGGGCTCGGCCTTCGCGCGCATCGGCGACGCGGTGGAGCCGTTCGGCCTCGCCGCCAAGCACTCCCTCGATGCGGCCGGGCCCGCCATGTGCTTCGTGGCCATCGACCAGTCCGGCGCGATCTCGGTGCAATCGTTCGACAACGGCATGTCGCGGATCTCGAGCCCGATGATCGACGACATGCTGGCGGGCCTCTCGGAGAGCGATCTCGCCGCGGTCGAAGGCTTCAGCTTCACCACGCGCGGGCAGACCTTCTACCAGATCGATCTCCCGGGCGTCGGCAGCTACGCCTACCACTTCCAGTCCGGCCAGTGGCTCAGGCGCAAATGGGCGGGCGACGTGCTCTGGCGCGGCCGCTGCGCCACCTACGCCTACGGGAAGATCATCGCCGGCTCGCGCATCGACGGGAAGCTCTATGCGCTCGAGCCGCGCCTCTACGCCGACGACGTGGACGGCGACGAGTTTCCGCTCGAGCGGGTCGCGACCACGTTCATCGGCGCGCGCCAGACGACGCGCCTTTCCTCGCTCGCGCTCGATTGCGGCGTGCGCGGCGCCGGCGTGCAGCCGCTCGCGCAGATCGCGGTCTCGGCCGACGACGGGCAAACCTGGACGAAGGAGCGCCCGGTGGAGCTCGCCGCGCAGGGCGCGCGCAGCCGCAAGGCCCGCAATTGGGCGCCGGTGCGCGATCCCGGCGCGCTCGTGCGCGCGCGCTTCACCGGCGACCACGGCGTCGCCCTCGGCGGCCTGCTCGTGAACGAGCCGGGGGTGTGACCGGCGATGAGCGATGAAGTCGGCATCACCTACGGCATGACCATCGGCAAGGACGCCGAGGGCCGCGACGTCGTGATCGGCGTCGACTTCTTCCAGCAGATGCTGAAGCTCATCGAGCGCACCGGCGGGACGACGGAGAACCTGGTTCCGCGGACCTATTACGCCGCCAGCGAGCCCTCGGGCGCGCCGGAAGGATCGATATGGTTCGACACCGACGATCCGAACCGCGCGACGCGCCGGCTGACCTCGGGCGTCTGGCAGCCGATCGCCGACCGCACGGCGTTCAACAGCGCGGCCGGGCTCACGCCTGGCGCGACCATCTCGCTCGAGGCGGGCGGTTCGCCGCCGGCGGCCGGCCAGCCGGTGACGATGCAGATCGCCGACGGCGACGTGCTTTCCTGGGGGCCCTACGACGCCGCGCCGACGCTGTTCATCGACGCGGCCCCGCTGCCGGCGCTTGCGGCCGGCGAGAGCTATGAGCTCGCGATCACGGGCGTCACGGCGTCCGGCGGCACGGCGAGTCTGAAGAAGCGCACGACGGGGGGAACCTATACCGGCCAGACCGGCTCGACGCGCACCGTCAACAACACCGACCCCGGCGAAGTCGAGGTCGAGAAGCCGACCGTGTCGGACGCCTATAACGGCACGTATTCGTTCGCGCTGACGGGCTTCATCGAGGGCGAGCTCATCCCGGCGGAGGATCCGTCCGACCCTGATCGCATTTCGGGCTCGATGACGATCGAGGTCTATTATCGCACGACCGCCGGCGGCGCGTGGTCGCTCGGCGCGACGAAGATCATCACCGCCACGTCCGACGGCGTCGTCGCGCTGTCGCAGACGATCGCGACCTCGGGCTTTCCCGCCATCGGCCAGCATGCGAGCACCGAGTTCAAGGTGCTTTGCTCGGCGCGCACGCACACGGGTTCGCGCATCACCGACGTGACGCAGATCTCCTACACCACGATCTCCGGCGGCTCGACGTCGACGGCGACGCCCTCCGGCCAGCCGAAGCTGAATCTCCGGATCGACCCCGCATGAAGACGCTCGCCGACGCTTTCGAGGCCGGCGAAGCGGTCGAGACCCGTGCGGTGACCCGCGCAGGGATCACGCGCCATCGCTGCGACGCCTGCGCGCGCACGCGGCCGGCCTTTGCGCTCCGCGACGTGCGCGAGAGCCCCGCTTTCGGCGCGGCCCGCTTCGTTTGCGACGAGTGCGAGGGCCAGGTGCGCCGCGCGCTCGCGCCGCTGTTCGCCGCCCTGATGTCCGCCGGGAGCGCCCCATGAATTCCGTTCACTTCGAGACGTTCACCAACGAGGCCTGGACCGAGGGCTTCCAGATCAATGACGCCAACGGCGACCCGGTCGACCTCACCGGCGCGGATCTGCGCCTCATGGTGCGCGAGTCCGAGGATGCGGCGGCGACGCTTCTCTCGCTCACCGTCGGCGCCGGGATCACGCTCACGGTCCCGACCGAGGGGCAGTTCGTGGTGGAGGTCGCCAAGGCGACCATGAACGCGATCGCGCCGGGCGTTTATCCGTTCGATGTCGTGCAGGTGAACGGCGCGACCTGGACGCGCTATTTCGGCGGCGAGCTCGCCGTCGGCAAGGGGATCACGCAATGACGGGCATCTTCAAGATTTTCGCGCGCGAGCCGGTCGACAGCTGGATCTCGTCGGCGATGCGCAACGTCACCAAGCAGACGACGCTGGCGCTGGCTCGGGAAGCGCTCGGTGCGGGCGCGGCGGGCGATGTCGTCTTTCTGGCGACCACGAACGCCGCGATCCGCACGGCGATCGGCGCGGTGCATGACGGCATGCTCAATGCCGGCCAGCTTTCCGGCTTTCGCAACCGCGTCATCAACGGCGACATGGCGATCGATCAGCGCAACGCGGGCGCGGCGGTCACCCTTAGTTCTGCGACCTTTGGCTATCCGGTCGACCGGTTCGCGGCTTACCTCGGCTCGGCGCTCGTCGGGACCGTCACGGCGCAGCGTGTTGCGACGGCGCTTGCGACCGAGGCGCGCTATGCAACCCGGATCGCGCGCAGCGCGGGAGCCTATGCGTCGGTCGTGTTCCTCGCGCAGGCTATAGAGACCGCCAACGTCGCCGACCTCGCCGGGAAAAAGGTCCTTCTATCGTTCAAAGCGCGCAAGG